CCACACCCTGAAATGAAAGATATGACGGTGAGGATAACCAAGGAACGATACATCGTATTCATCTCCTGTTGCTAAATTAGGATCTGTAAGTGCCGCAGGATATTTGTGAATGCCTTCTTTGCGGAAAGTCACCCAGATCATTTTGTTTGGACGGACGTCTTGCTTAATAATCATTTGATAATTTCGTCGTTTTTATATTGTGACCAGTCTGTAAATTTACTACGATCCATTAGTGTGTGCAGACTGTGGGACCACACGCCAGGATTAGTTGCTTTAAAATCTTTATCATCGAGTTTAAGCATTGTATTATAATTCCACAATTTAATGTAGGGAATTGGAACTCTAATTTGCGGAATAAAATTGTTGTATTCGTTTAGCCCCCCATCATTAAATTGTTCAACAGCACTCAAAGGAATGTCTAAACTGCATAGATAGTCTTTCTCAAGAAAATACATGATCATATCTTCCCAAGATTTCCATTCTTGATAATTATCGTATTCTGGATTAAAACTATGATTAGCACCAAAGAAAATATGCTTGATATGTTTTGATGAATCGTTGTATGAATTTTCTTCATTAAGCAGATGTTCAATAACTTGCTCGTGATGAACACCAGTAACAAATAGTGTACGCATACCAAATGCAGGAGTATGCTCAACTTCGTTACCAATAAAAAAACTTACGTCGTCTAGTGTTCCAGACTTATAATTTCTTTTCATAATTTATATGTTGGGGTAGTAGAACATTGAATGTCAACATTAGATTCTTTACTAACTAATGTATGGATTTGGTAATCGGCGGAGTTGACGCACTTTTCATATCCGATAAATTTATCAGATAGTGCAATAGTATTGCCTGTTTCTTTAACTTTAATTACAACATAATATTCGTTTGGATTACTAGCATTTGCTTTAATAAGCGGTATAGAAAATCCAATAATAAATGATATTACACATAAGCCTAATATTTTTTTCATTCTACGCCTTCTTCGAGTTCGTCAAGTTTAGCCAATTCTTCTTCAGTAAATTCTTCACCGTGTTCTGATTGTACAACATCTTCTTCCACTTCGTCAAACAGTTTGGCGAACTGAGTACTAGCATTAATGGTTTTCTTACCGGTTGCTCCTCTAGTTCCAATAATGCTCATCCAAAATCTACTATATTCTTCAATTACTGCATCTGCGGTTGCTCGATCCGGTGCGGCAAAAACTGCTTCAACGATATCTTTAAAAAATAGTCTATCAAATTTTTCTTGTACTAACATACCAGGAACAATTCCAGTATCATATTGGCGATTGGCTTCTTGTACAGCATTGATATGCATCCAAACATTATGGCCCATTTGAATAGCATAACTAAAACTGTCCCAAGATGTTTTTCCAATCTTTCCAATTTTATTCATGTCATTGGGCCCGTAGATACAAACATCTGATACTTTGAGTTCTGACGAAATTGGACTATCTTGGAATCCCTTAAATCGACCGTCTTGCACACCGGCAACACCAAACGGTCTGTTGTCTGTGTGATATTTTTTATCATCGATGCTTGGCACCATGCGATAAACCCATTTTTCTCTATCAGTTATTTCAGTTTGAATATACACTTGGCCGTTAGCAGTGGCCAAAAATGGCGATGCACAGTCAAAACTAATTGTAAAATTAGGATTATGGTACTTACGAACAGCACGTTGAATATCAGTTAATAGCGTAGCCCATTCTAATTTACTTGTACCTAAGAAATGCATCCAGTCATGGATGCCAGGTTCTAATAATCCATCAAATCTTAATGCAACAAGGCGTCGTAACACAAGATGAATGTCGCACATATTCTGTCCGCCCATTGCCCAACCATTAAAGTGACGACCTGGATATTGTTTAGGATCGCAGTATTTCTTCATTCGATCATACCAATCGTCTGCTTCGGTATGATTTTCTCCCTGTAAAACATTTAAAAATTTACAGTTGCCATTTCTATTATTAATAAACCAGTCGTTATTAATATATGTTCCTTGTACGGCTTCCATGTAACTGTTAATGCCTGTGGCTTCTCTGCCTCTAGGACTACGACAGACCCATGCTGGAATATCAAGAATCATTCCGTAGTCCATGTAAGCATCCATCCACTTAAGAACTTGTTCACGTTTCTTTTGTGCTTTAGGGCAGTTAGGATTCTTCCAATCACCTTCCCACACACCTTTACCAATTTGGAAACCACCTGAATCACCTAACAACCAACTGTCAGAACGATTACGATTACGAACCATATCTTCTTTAGCAGAAAATTTATTAGTATCTAAGTCGGCGTGACCTGCTGAATACAAACTCCAATGATATTGAAATTGACCTTGTTGAGAATTTAACCAGTTAAGACTTTCTACACCGTTTTTAAAATTGCTAGGAATCCTAGCCGGATCAATGTATAGTCCTTTAACTGGATCAGGATATCGTTGTTTACCCACATAGGTAGCATAAAATCCACTTAATGCGGGAAGAAAAATTGCGTAATCGTTTTGTGTTGCTGTTAGGTTTATATTCATATTAAGTGTTGTGCCAATACCATACAACTAATCCAGACCCATATAGTATTAAATCCTACTAAAGTTGGCAAAAGTTTTTTATTACTAGCCCAAATAAGAGTAAGACTAGTTGCTAGAGTTAAGAAATAAAGCCACCAAATTTGTATTCCAAAAATAAGACCTGGAACAATAATAACAGCCTTGGCGGCCCAACTGACAAATTCTACAATATTATAGTCGGTCCAGTATTCTTTTGTAAACCACATGCCATAGCAATCTTTAATTGCCTTCCATGTACTATGACCGTAAACCACGGCAATAAAGATAGCCCAAGCCGCTGTTGCGTATATTATTTGTTCCGTTGTCATCTATTATTTGCTCTGTGCTGGTAAAATGTAATCGTAAACAGCAACACCGCTGTCAACAGTGATCTGCATAGCACCCGCATCTGCAATCTTCATAGTAATCTTACCATCTAGGTTAAGAATGCTCTGTACTTGTGCAACAGGCCATGACCATGTGTGTTTTAATTTTCCTTGAACATCGTGTTGGAATACGAATGAACCTGCGTGTGTACTAGCATCGCCAAAGAAGAAAACTAAGTTATTGTCTTCTGTGCGTACTTGAAAAACAGTTTCTTCGCTATGTGCCGCACTTTGTAACTTCAAACGCTGAATAGCCGCAACACTTGGTTCAAACTCTACTTCCCAACTTGCACCTTTGAACTTAACTGACTTTAACTTTTCGTTGATAAGTTCTGCGGCCATAAAACGATAGTCGTTTTGAAAGTCGCTGGCTTGATTTTCAAAATGTAATCCTACCGGAACATCTGCTCCGTTTCGATTTGCTTTAACAACTTCAATTTTAGCATTTTCTTTGTATTCTGGATTTTTTAAATGCAAACTTAGTTTATCTAAATTTGGCATACCAAATGTGCCGTCAAACTCCGCAACAGGTTTATGTGCAACTGCGGTAACAATTACACTGCGATCTTCTGCCATAGATTCAATTGTTGTAGAATCTTTGGCTCCGCTAATTTTTACTAATGGTAGAAATCCTAGGCTGTGTGTATGCGCTACGATATCTGTCAAAATGTCTTTAATCATTATAGTTCTCCTTAATTTAGATTATATTTAGGTTTTTGTTTAAAGTCAACCTATTAAAATTCAAATAATTTATTGAATGTATTTTTTTCTTCTGTAGACTTGATGTCCCAGTTTAGTACACCGATAAGATTTTCTAATTTATTATCGATAATTGTTGCCTCCATTTCTGCATCGTCAAATGGAAGTTCCATAAACCATTTTGGTAAACGTAGTTCATCGACAGGATATGCAACACTAGTATAGCCTAATGGATTGGCTTTTAGTTTACAGACGATAACCTTTGCACCATCTGTAACCTGCATACTGTATTTGTCACTGTTCATCCTACGCAGAGTATTCCAATTTAAACTAGCACGAACATGTCCTGGCATGTTAGTTTTACCTGCCTTCTTTTCTTTGGCTTCATACTCTGTAATGTTGTTGGCACGTTTGGGACTACCTTTCTCCCAGCCTGGACGAGATTTAAACTCAGTTCTAAATCTTGTGATAAAATCTAAAACTTCTTCTTCAGTTGATCCAGTTAATACTTTTTCAAGGACATCGCTTAAGAAGTCTTGAATAAATGCCGGAGTATCCGAACGCTTAAGATCCAATCCCATGGCTTTAATTTTACCTGGTTTACCATCTATATCTGCACGTTTGCCTTCTTTATCATAATAAAGAACTGCGTAACGTTTTTTAGTAATAAACAATCCTTTACTAGCAACAATTTCTCTACCGGCTTTGATAACTTCGCCTCTAGTTGGTGGACAGTGAAATGCTTCTTGCATGAACTTAACAAATGTACCGTTTACTTCCTCACCAATTTGGTCATACAGTGCTGTGATGTTTTCTTTAGTCCAAGGAATAACACCTGACTCGATATCTTTCTTTAATGTTGTGTAGGCACTAAAGTAGCAACTATCTGTATCTCCATATATAATGGCTTTTCCTCTGTAGTCATATTCTCCGGTGATAATTTCGTTAACTTTACCTGCCATGTGCTTAACTACTTGACGACCCGTTAATGTAGTTGATTGTCCAATACGTTTGTCAAAGAACCTACAGCCAGCATTAAGAATAGCACCATACAAACTATTTAGGTTAATCTTTTTAACTAACTGACGTTTGTCCCAGTATTCTTCTTCAATCTTATTTCCGCTGGCAATACATTCTTTTAGTTTAGCCTGCATGTCCTTACGTTCAGCATACCAACGTTTTAACAATCCAGGAATGATACCTTCTTTTTCGTAGGTAAAGATAGTGCCATTGGCACTGAGCATCCAAGGTTGATTGCTGTCAAAAATAAGTTTATACACTTCTGCGGCACTGTGTACAGTATTGTTGCCGTCTTCCCAATCAATAATAATTTCAGTATCTCGTCGCTGTTCCATTACAGCAGTATATTCCATACTACCAAACATTCCTTCCCATGCTCCTGCAAAGGATTTATTTTTTAATGTAGTCTGTTCGTGAATATACGCTTCTGTATGTGTTGGGCGCAGTTGTCCTATAATAGTCTCTGGACCCATGTTTAATGCACGAATGGTTGACGGATACAGTGAGTTAATATCTAATGAACCGATCCAATCTTGAAGACCTTCCTTTGGATAAGCAACATACGCACCGGCCGCCGCAGTATTTTCGTCATCATCTCGTTTAGGACGATTAGGAACTTGAAATCCTCTACGATGTGCTTCATTGATAATAGCCTGTTCAGTAACAGCCACAGCACCCATGGTAGTCTGTAGCAATACAGTACATTCGTGTGCTAGTTTATTAGCAAGATCAATGAACTTTAGTTTATCGTCTAGTTTGTTCAACAATGCAGTATCTTGTCTGTTATAGATAATAAACTTTTTAAAGTCATTGTTATATAATTGATCTAATGTGCCTTCGTAGACAGTTTTGTTCTCACCAATTTCCATTTCACCAATTGCATCTAGTCGATATGTATGGCGTTCTTCATAGGTGTATTTGCGATACAGTTCGAGACTATCTAAGTGTACACGACCCACAAAGTCATATGTGATTGCAGTCTTGCCGTACTTTTCGTATTCTCTACGCTTGGGAAATTGATTCCACAGGCAAAATCTGCGTGTATCTTCTTTGCTCAATACTTGAGTAACACGGTTAACGGTATAAGGCACGTCATAGCCTTCTGAGTTCCAACCACTAATAATATCTGCGTCTTGGATCAAGTCTAAGAATGTTTCCAACATGTCTGCTTCGTTGTCAAACAAGTGTGTGTCTGGAATATCCTCTATTAATTTCTTAGCATTATCCATGCTTATACCTTTTGGTGGCATAGCAAGGGTGATTAATTTATCTAACCATTTTAAGTGAACAGTGATAGCAGTGATAGGCATAAAAGCATCGTCTGGTGTACTATAGCCTCGTTCAGGATCAAAGTCCACTTCAATGTCGAAAAAACAAATGTTTAGTTTGGGTGCATCTTGATTAAGATAATTTTCGCTTAAATGCACAAAGATTGGATTGATGTCGCTTTCATAAAGTTCCTTGCCACTGTTAATGGCTAATTCTTTGCGAAAGTCTTTGGTGTTTTTACAAACTACTCGGGTCAAAGGGTCGCCGTAGATTGATGTAAATTTACCTCGGGGATCTGGATAGTAGAATGTGTAGCGTACAGGATGTTCTTTAAATATCCTTTCGCCTTTATCGTTTCTTTCAACGACTTTGATAATATCATTCTCTCTGTCAAAGAGAGCGTCAACGTAACTCATTTTTCTCCTTATGTGACTTAAGGCTCACAAATACCAATAACAGCGACTTATGGCTCGCTAACCTTTCTCTATATTATTTAATTAGCATATTTACTAGTCCTATAGTATCAATAGTGACTAGTAACAAGTAATTAGCCAGCATGCCAAAACTGCCTCTGGTCCATGACGCCCAGCCGTACATAGCACAGCCTAAAATCCAAATAGGATATAGGATTAATAGGGGAGGAGTAGGCACAGTAAAGGCCATAGTAATGCTACAGCCAATACTGATTGCCCATGCTAGTATTTCAATTACAAATCGAAAAGGCCATTCTTTATAATCCTTTTCAGCCCATTTGTAAATATCAATTACAACGTTGGTAATATGATCCATTATTTGTCTTTGCCAACAGTAACTAAGATTGTTTCTAAATCATCAAAGTCACTGTAAACTTCATTCCAATTGCCTTTGTGTGCAATCTTAATAGCCTTGGTGATCAGTGCCGGCTTGACATTTAATTCTTCTGCCACAGCCTTAACTGTTTCTTTTAAGCCTTCTTGTAGACTTTCTACTTCGTATTGGATTTGAACGCCTTCGCTGATAAGCCTTTCTAATTTGGCTTTTTCTTCTGGTCCATAGGTTCTGTCGCCCATGTAATTCTCCTAAATAAAACTTATTATATATGTATGCTTGACTAGAGTCAAGAGATATTTTTTCGAAAGATAAAAAAAGGCTCCGAAGAGCCTTTTTGTGGTTGTGATTTTTAAGCGGCTGGCGTGTTGCTTACTTGACCGCTGTTTGCTGTTTGGGCAGGCGCAGTTGCCTGAACTTTCTGCAACTTGTTTAATTTGCCTAATACACTTTCTAAACGTTTTTGAACGTCTGCCGGCAAACCTTTAACCACTTCTGGATTCTTACCAAATTCCTCAAGAACTTTTAAATGTTTTTGTAGTTCAGCAAGATCGGCTGGATCCATTTTAATGTCGCCGCCTTTGATCCAGTCTATGAATTTACTGATACCAAATCCAGCAGCCGCAGTAGACAGAATAGCCACACCAGCCGCTACTCTTGGATTTCGCATAGCAGCCGCTTTGGTCTTATCGGCAATTTTACTAATTAATGCTTTTCCTCGATCTAACCAACTTGCCTTTCCATCGGGTCCTGGCGCCGGTGTAGGTGTTGGACCAGGCGCAGGTGTAGGTGTCGGTCCGGGTGTAGGTGCTGTACCGGTCTTTCCTTGTGACCCCATATAATCCGGTCTAATTGGATTACCTTTACTATCAACTGGCTGTTTGCCAAAGTCTTTAGGTAAATCAACATTACCTGTAGCACTACGTCTTGGTTTTGTATCTTGTGCAGTATCTGGATAAAATTTACCGTTAACAAATTTTTCGTCTAATCTTTCAGATTCAGTAATAAACTGTTTCATGATAGACATTTGTTCTGCTTCTGTAAACATTTTAATATTAGCCATTACAAAAGCACGAAGTTCATCTTCGGTCATTGTTTCTAAATCTTCTACAGTTACAGATTCAGAAATTTTGTATTTGGTCATTAGTGCTTCGATAGCAGTTAATGATTGTGTTAGTTTGCTACGAGCAATTACGTTTTTACCGTCTGCTAATAGTTTTTCTAATTCTGGAGTAATTTTTCCTGTTTCAGGAACACCTGCTAATTTTTCAAATGCCTTGATACCTGCAATAGTTTTTGGACCCATGCGCCCGTCAATAGGACCTGGATCTACACCTAATGCTTTAAGTTGTTCTTGAACTTTTTGTACTTTAGGATCAGCAACTCCTGTTTTCTTATCGTCGGGTTTCTTGTCATCTGGTTTCTTGTCTGGGTCAGTTGTGGTAGTTGTAGTTGTACTTGGTTTTTCGTCTGACTTCCAAACTGCCGGAAGGTTAAGAGCACGATTCGTCAAACTTAAAATTTCAGGATCATCACCAAACTCTTGTTTTAATCCTGCGGCGATAGTTTGTAATTCTTTATATTCAGCCGCGGTTAATTGTTCATTGATTGTTGTACCTTCGGCAATGCGTTGTATACGAGCCATTAGTTCGCTCATACTCTCAGGCTGAACGCTTTCAACTTTAGGCTGATTAGCCTTAGCCAGTAATTCTTTTGCTCTAGCCAATCTTTCTTCTTTAGATTTTTGAGATCCGTCTTTGTTGTAATCTGCTGGAAATTTTTTCTCAGGCTCAGGCTTAGTTAAACTAAAATCAACTTTTCCTTTTGTAGGATCTTGATTTCCTGGTATAGTAGTATTAGTTTTCTTTTCAGCATCTGCTTTAGCCTTTTCTGCATCTGCTTTGGCTTTTTCTTGTGCGGCTTTAACAGCATTAACAGCATCTGCAATCTGTGGTCTTATTGCGTTGAGTTCTTTTTGTGTATCAGGATCACGTTTTAAAAATTCAGATTGACCGTCAAATTGTGCAATTATACTGTTAAGTTGATCAATTAATTTTTTAATCTCTTCGTTACCTGGTTCAACTGCTACTTCTTCTAAATCAATGTCCAAGATTTCGTCTTGAAATTCATTCATTAATGACTCGTAAATTTTTGATTCACGTTTATATTTAGATGCATCAAGACCAAAATAGCCGCCACTTGAACTTGTGTCGGGACCTGCTGTTTTAAATTTTTCTACAGCGGCGCTTAACTGTGATGCTAGATCTTTTAATTTTGGAAGATTTTCTGTTTTAAATTTTTCATATTTTTGTTGGGCAACAGCACCTTGACTTCTAGTTCTAAGATCTTGGTCGTATTGACCTTTATCGTCTCCTCTAAACGCTCTTCCTAGTGCTGTGGAAGTTTTTGCATTATCAGGAATTAAACCCATATCTGCCAATGCTCTGTCTGATCGTTCACTACCGGTGGCAGCAATACTATATCGACCGCCCATAGCGCCACCTACTGGCATGCTTTGTTTACCAACAAATCCTCCGCTAACAGGATCGTATAGTCCAGGTAGTTTATGTTTCCATGCTAGGTCATTAAGTATGCCTGCACGTTCTTGTTCGTCTTTTTTACCAGCAACAGCAGCCTCGACGTCTTGTAATGTAATTGCTTCGCTGAGCATTACATTATCTAGTTTATCTAATATTGATCTAATATCCATTTATGATCCCCAAAATCTTATATAATATTTATCAGTGCTCACTTTAAATCTTCAGGGTAGCGAATCCGTTGATTAGGCCAGCAGCCGGCCACATAACCCCAAACGGTCCTAGGGTATGTTCTCATAATTCATACGGAATACCACCTAACCCACAACCAAAGCGGGCTAAACATTCTATAAAATTATCTAAAAATTCTTTCATCTCAAACCAGCAATTTGACGCATACGTTGTAATAACTGATTGTCTCTTTCGTGATATTCGATGCTTTCACGTTTTGTACGTCCAGTTTTTGGATCCCATTTACCGGGCCCTGGATACGCACTGAAATTTACCATCCCGGTTTGTTTAGATCTCCAAGCCAACTCGTCGTCAGACGCAGTAGTTATATTAGTTTTCGCCCCTGAGGCAGTTGTAACTGGTTTAGCCTGTGTGCTTAAATTAGTATCTGGATTGACCTGAGCATTAGCACCAATACCAGTTCCGTCAGGATTGGCTTGGGCTGTTGGTCCAGTTGGTGCCGAAGAACCTTGGGCTGTTGTTGCACTGGATAGTCCTGGAGGTGCTTGTTTTGTTGCAGGAGCAGATGCCGGAGCAGGTTCTGCAGGAGCAGGTGCTGGCTCAGTTGGTGCGCGACTAACATCCGCCTGTGGAGTTTGTTGTCCAAACGCACCGCCAGCCTGTGCTTGTACTCCTAGTGGATTTGCCTGTGGTGGGGGTGTAGTAGGTGCTGGAGCAGGTGCCGGTGTTGGTTCTTGTGCTGGAACAGGATCTGGAGTGGTGTTGCTGGATGCCTGTGCTACACCTACTTCCGGGGCAACTCCGGGAGCATTTTGACCCGTGAGCCCATTGCCCTGTTGTGGTGCTACCTGTGCCGGTGCAGGCGCTGACTTTGGTGTGCCGTCTGGATTATGAGTAGCACCGTATTTTTTCAACCATGCTTGACCTTTTGGACCAGTAGATGGTTTGCCCTTTAATGTTGGTTGAGGAGGAACTTTACCTGTTGCGGCCGGTGCCTCGTTGATTAATATATCTGAAATTTTCATTTAATGTTCTCCGTATGGGTTTACTGGCCGATCTTCCTCACCGTGTTGTTCTGGATAGACTAGGTATTTTTCCTCGGCCTGTGTCGAATCCAATAAATCTTTTTTTAATTCTTCTGTAGTTCTTTTAATATAGTCTGCTAAGGTTATATCTTTCATTTTAATGTAGCCCTTAGCATCCATGAATGTTTGCGATGTGCATCTTGACGACCTGCAATAAAATCGCTAAGTCCGTGCTCACCATATTTTTCAGAAATAGCAAAAACCATTCTAAAAATCTCAGCCATTTTATCAGAATCTTCTAACAGGATCTGTGCCATTGTTTCTGCATTAGGAATTTCTGTTTCATCGTCAATCTTTGACAACATAGTAAAACGTTCAAAACTTCCAGGAGTATAACTGCCAGTCTTACGAATGTTTTCTGCAAAGTCATCTATACTGTCATAGACTTCTTCGTAGATACCACCAAACAGTTCGTGAAATTGCTGAAAATTTATTCCTTCAACGTTCCAATGAAAATAATGAGCTTTTAGATAAAAACTAAATTCACTGGCAAATGCTATTTTAAGTGCTTTACTAAGTTCTTCCATTTAGGCCACCTGTGCTACTGCGTATACTGCCGTTACTAACATAGTTTTTAAATTTATGTCATCGGCTTCACTGTCTAATTTATCTGTTCTAACTAGATCTAACATTAATTCTTTAAATTCATCGTTGCTGATCTGTCCTTGTTGAAAGGCTTCGCACATCTGTAAAGCCATTGTAGCTCTATCGGAAGCCCAAGGACGACCGCACTGCGTTAACTGTTGTAACTGTTCAATCATTAGAATCTCCCCAATATAGCACTAGCGGCTTTTTCAGATTGGGTAGTCATTAATTTCTTTTTAATTTCGCAGTAGGTTTCGCTACCCTGTTTTTCGTTGCTACGTTTATAAAAATCGTCGACGGTTTCTTGCATAGGTTTAATTAACTTAAGAACATCGTTCTGTCTCCAACCTTTGCTGTCGCTGTAAAGTTGAAACCAATCTAAATTGTCTTTGATGCGCTTAACCTGGGGAGCATGTGTTTGTTTGCAATCTAATTGCTGAACACTTTGACGCACATCGATAATACGTGCGGATTGATTAGGATCACTGAAACTAGGAACCCATTCCTTAACAGTAGCGCAACCTGTTAATGTTAGTGCTAGTGCTAAGACAAGGGCTCGCATTATTCTTTTGGTACACAGTTAGGAACTGTGCGGCCACCTTTCTTTTTAGTACCAACTGGCTTGTAACCCTTCCAACATGGATTATCTTTAGGATCCTTTAGCCCTTCTTCAATTTGTTGCAAGTAATCTTTAAACCCCATTTCTCTAACAGCCACTTGTGTTGGTTTAGCACCAGTAGGTCCTTTTGCACTTAGGGTAGTAGTTCCAAGATCGTATTCAACTTCATCGCCTTCTGGTCCTCGTTTAACATTTAGAGGTCCTTGATTGTATGTTTGTTGAGTTACTTTACCTGTAGGATCAGATGTTTGTGAGTATCCAGCAAAAGTAGGACTTACAGTTTTAACATGTTGTCCTTGTGCATTATAAACATAAGTGCCCCATGCTCCTGCATATGATACGGTGCCGTCTGCATTTTTAGTAATTCTAGATCCTTCTTCTCCGTCTTTTGAAGTTCCAGGTTGTAGATCACTTACATCGGGCATTGGCGGAACTTGTTCTTCCGCTACGACATTTTCTACAGGTTTTGTAGAAATGCTGTCTAACGCCTGTAGAATTTGTCTAAGATCCATATTATAGTCCTGATAAGAATTTCAAGCGAGATAAATCAGCAGACTCTTTAACAGTTTCTTTCTTTGTTTCTTTATCTTTAATTGCTTGTTTCATTGTTTCTTTTTTGTTGCCATCCTTATCCATATCTAAAAAATCTGGCTTACCTTTGCCTGCTTTCTTTTCAGCAACAACTTTTCTAACAATGCTTTTAACTAAATCTTGATCTTCTTTAACAGCACCTTTCTTTTTGTCGGAAACTGCTTTTTTCATTGGTTCTTTCTTGTCACCATCTTTGTCCATGTCTAAAAAGTCTGGCTTGCTACCTTCCTTCATTGCTGGATTTGTAGGACCTGGAGTCTTTTCACTCCACTCTTTACCTTTGTTAGGACCAGAAGTTACTTTAGGATACTTGCCAGTCTTTGGATCTTTTGGCGGAGGAGCAGTTGCACCATCCGGTGGGCTCATTACCTGTGCTTCGTCAGTTTTCTTTTTCTTCTCTGGAAGACCTTTGTGTTTTGTACTAGCAAAGTCTTCGGCAGACTTCTTGCTCATACCTTTAGCGGCTTTAGCAACTTCTTTACTTGCTGGCTTCTCGCCTTTCTTAGCGGCGTGTACCATACCCATAAACTTTTGTTGTGCTTTGCTAACAGCCTTTTCAACAACCTGAGTAAGAGCTTCCTTAATCATTTTGTCTTTTTCTTTCTTGTTCTTAGCATCTTTTTCTGCCTTGGCAATTTTTTCAGCGGCTTCGTCAATTTCGTCTTTGACACGCATACTGGCTACGGTCCAACCAATGTTGTCACGTTTAACACGATCGCGTAATTCGCCTTGACTTTCGCCTTCGTCTGCAACAATAGTCATACCTTTAGTCTTGTTGTCTTTTTCAAGTTTAACAAAGTATTGTTTGCGCTCTGATTTATCTACTTTGCCTTTCTTTTTATCTGTAGCACGTACACCGGATGCTTTAATGGCACCTTCTAATAATGATTGTAATTTTTGTTCGTATGTGGTCATTTCGTCAATTTTCCTTTCCTCGTCATCCATATCGGATACTGGTTCATCGCTTGGTAGCTCTTGTTCAGCATCACCTGTGATATCGTCGATGTTGGATGCGTTGCTGCCATCGCCAAACTTTACCTGGTATTCCATGTAATGATACACAGAATCTAAATAATCTGCTGATTTAGTAATTTTAGCCTGCACCCAGCCTTCTAAATCCTGTCCGTCTTCAATCATTTGAAATAGTTTCATTGAATATTTTGCGGCTCTGTAAAGCTCAGAACGTGCCATAGAACCTTCGTGGTCATCTATGGGTCCTGGCATCGCTGGTCTCATTTCGTCGTGCATGGTTAAAATCTCCTAATATGGTATTTATCGTTTTATGCTTCCGCCGGTAAGCAATCCAACACCCTTCATGTCTAGAGCATTTTTAGCAGTGCCGTCCTTATTTTTAGGAGTTTTTCCTGCTTTATTTTTATAGATTGCACCGATTGTTACATTTCCAGCGTTAGTTGTACTAGCACTAGGGTCTTCTGTAATGTTGTTTGGAGCATCGTCTTTTGCTTTTTTAGTAATATAAATTTTACCCTGCAGATCTGGATTATTTTTAAGAATAGCCATTCCGTACTTTTTAGCACCGCTTTTCCAATCAAATGATTTTGGAATGCCTTTTTGCTTGTAAATTTTACCGTCAATTTTTATGTACCAAGGACCTCGATCTTTGTCCATCTGCTGACGATAGTAATCTTCGCCATCGTCTCCCGCATTACGCTCTCGATTTCTAAAGTCTTGATCTGCACGTCGAGCCGCGTCCCATTCGCGTTCTGCGTCTCTGTCTGGATTATAACTATAACTGCTTCTTCGTCCAAAAGATTCGTCCATCTCAACTTTGCCTTTATGTTTTACATCGCCTTGTTTTTCGGCTTTCTTTTTATCCTTGTGTGCGCCAGCACCGCCCGTCTTGGCATTCTTAGCAACAAAGTTTCGAGGCTTAGGTGCTTGTGGCTGCTTGGCTTCGGTAATAATGTCTATAATTCTCATAATATTTTCGTCCTTAACAATATTTATTTGATCTATTGTTAATCAAATTTTTCAATGCCTCTACTTTGTGCTCCGCCCTTACTACGTTTTTTAGCCAGTTCTTCTAGTCCATGTCTTACTTGTTCTAAATTTTGTTCTAAACCCATAAACATTCCGCCCTTGGCTAATTTACATATTTGTATCCAGGTAGAAAAATCATCACTTTCTGCCATCTGTGCTAGTTCTTTAAGTTGACGTCTAGTTTGATTAATACGATCTTTAAGGCGCATAGGGTTGGCTTTTTCATGTCCGTGAATCATAGGATCCATAGGATCATCTGTAGAGGCGATGGGTGTTTCGTCTACTCGTTTTGCTTTTGAGATATACTGATTAAGAGCAACGGATACTTCAATCGAATGATTAGGATTCGCGCATCGAACAATAGGTTTGTTTGTTGAATCTACTACATAAGAATCCATAGGCTGACAGGGTAATTTATATTGACCTGCTAGACTTTTTTCATATTTTTCTGCTGATAGTTTTTCTTGTTTAGCACGTTTAGCATCAGCATGTGCTTGAGTAAATCCATCGGTAAGTTGATCAGCAACAGTTTCCTGCATCTGTGCCATTTGTACTGCTTGTGCGGCAAGTCTAGCGGGAATACCATCTTTTACAAGTTTATCTTGTGCTTGTTGTTCAGAAAGTCCTTGCTCTAATAATGCTTTGGCCTTCTTTGCCAACTCCATCATGTTAATAGTACCTTCTAGTAAATCATCTATTTTCATTTTTTCTTTCCTTGACGCATGTTAATTTGCCAATGCGCTAATTGTTTTTTACGTGGACTTGCTGTTTTGCTACTGCGAATTTTTTTAAGTTGTGCAATACTCATACCTTTAGTAATGCCATGGCGCTTACTATCACCTTTGTCTTGTGGATTGCGACCATCAGCAAAGTTTTCATCGATATTAGTTAATTCTGCCTCTGGCCAGCCAATATATGAATTGCCGTTTTCGTCTCCAGATTGAACAACAAACACTCCGCCTTCCTCAGATTCTATTTCGCCTATTTCCCAACCTTCTTGGTCTAATATTTTTTCAATCTTTTCCTGCACATCTGTATCGTTGTTGTACCACATTTTAGCATACTTGAACAACATATCTTCATCGCCACTGTCATCGTTGCTAGGAGCAAATTCATCTAAATCATGTGTTTTCATTTTTAGACGTTGTAGTGCCTTCATGTATTTGTGTTCAATAGGTTCACTGCCAAATGATAATACAGTTTGTGGAGGACCTTTACCAAAGTCTTCAGGATCAGCATCGTCTAGATCGCTGATATTCATACCTAACTTATACCAGTCATAGACGTCATCTACATCTACTTTGACTGTACCTTTAGGATAAGGAATTAACTTATTTGTTTCTGTGTTAATATCTTCTTTTTTACGTCCTTGACAATGAGCACGTTGACTGAATCCTTTAGGATTATTACAGTTAATACTACGTTTATATTTTGCGCTCCATGCTTCGTTAAATTGTTCAGGATTTTTTCTACCCCACCAACGTAATAACACACCTGCAAGTGCATTGGCTTCGTTTTCGTCATCACTGCCTGTAGCACCATCAAGTTCACGTGCTTCGTTTTGTTTGCGATGCACTAGTTCGTGTGCCAGTGTTCGCATAATGTCCATCTGATGCCTATCTTTAACTGTAACAACAATGTTCTGTGTTTCAGGATCAAAATACCCCAATGCTGTAGTGCCACTATCAGCAACTAATTTAATCTTTGGTGCTTGTTCTATTTCTAAAAGTTTAATAGCCCATAATGCAAAATCTTTAATACGCTGTTGTTTATCCTGAGTCCATGCTTCATTAAGGCGACTTTCCATTCCACCGCCGTCGCCTCCTCCAACTTCTCCAGAAGATACTCCGGCTGCACTGCTGTACCCTGAGTCCCATCCATATAAACCATAAGGTCCAGGACCCCAGGCCGCACCATAGACACGTTTAGATTTGCGTTTTTTCTTTTTACGTTCTTCTAAAGATTTAACATCACCTTCTCCGGTGATATGATATGCATCAAACTTTACATCTGGATATTCTTGCTCCAATGATTTAAACACACGTAAGTTGCTCATTGAATCGTCATATAAACTTACTTGATTAAATTTTCCTGTGTCTAGATAACGTCTAACCCATACTGCTTTCTTTTCAGCAGGGCCTTCTTTCCCGGGCAAGTTTCCTGCACGATGAACATGAATCTTACTCATGTCTATGCCATGATCGGCAAACGTTTGTAGAAATGTTTCTTTGTCATCAAAATCTGCACGAGCAGTTAGCATTATAACTTTGCCCTGTGTATGATCTAAAATAGTTTTTAACTCGTCAAGCATAGGGCCAATAGGCTCGCTTTCTTGACGGAATTTTTCAGCATTACGAAATTCGCCAAAGTCGTATTCTTCACCGTCTTGTAATTCGTAGTTATTGAATTCTTGATTGGTTAGAGAGCGTACTACTTTACCGTCTTTTACTACGTTAATCTTAGCAGTGGTGTGAAACAGCGTATCGTCTATATCAAATATAGTTAGGACACGTTTTGGTCTTTCGTTGATAAAATCACTTGCTCTCATTTTTTCCTACCGGTGGTTCACCTGTTAAGTAAGGTTTACTAAACCATAGTTGGAACCATTCGTCTGTTCCTGGTTTAATATTGTGTTTACGTTCTAACTCTCTTTTTTCCATACCAGTGATACTGATATTGCTACCACCATACGGCTGGTAACCTTTAAATTCTGTAATACCGGCTAGGCGTTTAATTTGAGCTAGTTCATCCATGTTCTTTTTCTTTTTTAGATTCTTTTTCTTTTTTAGGTTCTTCTTTTTTCTTTTCTGAATCTTTCTTTTTAGCCTTATCTGCTTTGGCTTTAATTTTTTCTTGATACGGTAACAAATACTCAGCAACTAAATCAAAGAATGGTTTACCCATAACTGGCGTTTCGGAACTGACTCCGGCAGCATCACTAAATCCTTGTCTGTCTCCTTTAGAAACAGCATCTCGTAAACTTGTGGCACTGCTCTTACGTAGTTCTAATTTTGCTTCTTCTATGCTATCGTGGTATAATCTAATTTCTGGGAAATTATATTCGCCGTGTGGTCCAGATTTACCGTTGTATTCTTGTACAGTAGGAACGACCCATGCTTCATCTGTAACGATGATTAATCTTACGGCACCGTGTTCTTGATAAACATAACTGGCTAAAGTAAGCCAACTAGTTTCCGGTACAATATGACTAGCAACCTCAGGCCAAATAACTTTCATACATTCAACTTTAACTTCGTAAGGCAAAGGATCCTTAGCACCAACTGTACTTTGATTTGTGCCAACATACCAGATATCTTTAGTAGCCGCAGTTTCCCATGCGGCTTTGTGACCCTTGTGCGGAGGATTAAAGCGTCCAAATATAATAGCCACTTCATTAATTTTTTGTTCAAATAATTGTCTTAATCTCATTTTATTCTCCGGGAGTCCACAGATCTCTGTTCACTAGTTTAATATTACCAAACTTTTTATTAGTACCAGCATATCGTACGCGACCTTCTCCGTTAGTGTCCCATATATCGCCTTGCTCGCCGTCGATTTGTTTTAATATATCATTTTTTACTGCTTGTATTTGTTTAACCATAGAAAACATTGATTCAACAGCATTAGGATGAGCATTCATTTTTTCTTGTATTTTTTGTTGCTTTCCTGCACTGACCTTAGAAGCCTGTAACCAATTTTTAAAATTCTGTATACCTAAGTTGGCCAACTGTCTTGCTTTGGCTGTCTGATTTACATAGGTATACAGGATATTTTTAAGATCACTTAGGCCCGCAGTATCAGATAAGAATCCGTCTATCTCTGCACTGTGCTGTTGAGAATATTGTTCAACACTGTCAATTTTACTAGTATCGATTTTTACGGGTTTTGTATTATAGATAGGTCCTTGAACAATTAATTTAGGATTTGAGTTAAATTGATTAAAATCGTCTAATGGTTCTTGTTCGCTATCGTCCATACCAAATTTTGGAAAGTATGCGTGACCTACCACCATAACATCTGCACCGCTAATTCGTTTGCCTAATTCACTACTAGCACGTACATGATAACAAGTTTTGCTTTTAGGATTAGGGCAAAAATTATAAATTCCTTGATTATCTAGTTGTGGTCTTTCTAAGAATAATGCATCAGCATATACAAATCCTACAAAGTCTTTAGGAGTTGCGGCATCAAACGCTGGATATAAATTAGCAAATTTTTCTGCAAAGGCATCTCTCTGTGCTTTTTCTTCTGGAGTCTTTGGCGTACCACTTTTATTGGCAATAAAATCTTTTACTGCTTCTGGATTGTCTGTTTTAGCGCCACGCGACCAACCGTTATGTCCTGAAAGAATCAACGGTCCATTAGCAGTTTCTCTGCCCCAATAGATTTGAGGATTGCCGTCCCATTTCATACGAATACTCTTTGATCCTTCTTCTGTGGCTATTTCTTTAAGATGGTCTAATGCTTCGATAGTTCCTTCAGTGCCGTAAAAAAACACTAGGTCTTCTAAGTGATTAAACGCACGGCCTAGTTTCTTTTTTGCTACTTCAACAGTCTCGACAAATAGTTCTCTTAATCTCATTCACTGCCCCTTGACTGCTTAGGGCCTTTACGATCTTTCCAACGCTTATCAGTACTGCACCAATAGCGTCCGTAGGTTCCTTCTACAACACCTTGCATCCAAGCAAACCATTCAGAAGACCCTTCTTTTACATCTTCGGGTTTCTTGCCTTCGTTGCCAGGCCAATTTTCGTCTGATAGAGCATGTTGTATTTTAGGATTTTTTTCCTTGCCAGGTAATGCATCAATAATTCGTTCAACATTTCCTAAGTCTGCGGCAGTGGCTTGAGCACCGATTAAAATTTTAGCAACTTCGTCTGCGTTACTAGAAACAAAGTCTGCCTTTTTTCCGTTCTCATCTCGAGCAAACAGTCCTTGGAATCCGCTCCACATGAGACCATACGGATATTTTTGATTGCGAGTTTCTTTAGCAATACTAGAAAGTAATATATGTTTGTGTAATCCTTTATAGGGAGTATTTTCAATACTGTAATCATGTTGATGAAATTTACTTACAGCACCGGCATCTTTAACAAACATGATGTCTGCTTGTGCAAATTTATTTCCGTTTGGAACTTTAATGTGTACATTGATACCTGTTAATGCAGATTCAGTTCCGCGATCTTGAAAATAAGTTTTTAAACGTTGTCTGGCTTCCTTAGCAGTCTTAACTTTAAAATAATCTAGCATAGCCTGTTCGTCAACCATTAGATCCATGTCGCCTGAACTGGCTTTATGCCCTGCACTACCTACAGGGATTAATTCGATGCCGCTGGGCATCATAGCCTGAGCCTTCTCTAAGACTTCCTTGGCTTCTTCTTTAGAAAAGGGATCTACGTCAGAAAATACATTTCCGCCTTCTACTAAAATCATTCGTCACTCCCTTTATACACGCCCTTTTCAATGTTTGATTTTTCTTCATGAAACATTTTCATAGCAAGGTCATGTAATTTTTCATCATCAAATAATTTTTGAGGATTCTGTGTAATTTTAAATTTGTTACAATAGATTGGTATGGCTTTTTCGATACAAGGTGCAAAACTCATCTCGTCGCATTTGGATCCAGATTCTAATCGATTTTTTAATTCAGAAATTACTGGATATATAAATTTTCGATAAAAACGCGGTTCGTTATGCATAAAAAATTTTAGATCGTCAATCCAATCAACGTCTTCAAATTTTTCTGCTTGTTTGTCAAGATCTTTAATTTTCATAATATTACCATGCCCTGCACGACCAATAACGTGCTTTCCATCTTGGCCCAGGATTTGCACAGTTATGTCTTGCTCTAAAACTCTTACGTCGTCCTGGAATACTTTTCTTAATACGCATCTTTTTATCACCAAAGTTTACTTTAACTACATTGCCTTTAGGGCCTTTTACATAAACTTTGGATTTTTTAACATCGCCCTTCATGGGCTTGCCTAAAGGTACACTTCGTCCTTGGTACTCTGCTTCTTCTAGTTGGCAACCCAGTGATGTAAGTAACTGTTCAGCAGTTTCGTCAACTTGAACAATAACTCCGTCAACTGTGACATCGACGATTGTAGACTCAATAATAGTGTCGTCAAATTCTATATCAAATTGATCCCCTATTTCAGGGTTTTCAACAATAGAATCTAATGCGTTTAAAAGTTCGCGAATATTCATAGATACTCCAGTAATAGAGTATTTATGCTATTTTGCGAGTCTAGGAAATTTCACTTTCTAGGAACATTTCGTCTACTCTGCGTATTCTATCGCCTAAAAATAGTCTACACATACCTAAGGTCTTTTCGTTGGCGGCGTAAAAGTATCCTTCTGTGTGATATGTGCGTCTGAGTAGTTTAATGCTGGGTATTTTTTCAGCCCATTGATGAAAGTTTTCAGTAATATCTCTTAACGGATTTACAGTAATCCTATATTTGTGTGTATACTTTTTAGCAATAATTGAGTGTGGGTTTGCTAGTAAAAATTCTCGTACAGCAACACTGCTGGGCATCGATATTTCTCTAGTCTTACCAAGATTATTGATATTTTCAATTACACTATCTTCGTTGGTATACACACCCAAACAGTTGCCTTCTACGCGAAGTACATAGTCTGTTTGGGTTTTTAAAATATTACAAAGTTTAGTAGAGTGAAAAATGTCATCAACAGATACAGTTTTTTTATGATAACCGCCTATTTGTATTTTTCCTGACTTTGATTTTTCAATTTGTTTAGATAGAGACGAAATTTTTGAAATAGTTCTGTCTAAATTATGGTATCGAAACTCAGAAGCCAGCACTGTTACCAAACTAATTTTATTGACATATTTGTCAAAAAATAATTTAGGCGTGTGCTTGAACGGTTTCATTTTTAACTTCTAACTGTATTTCGTTATCTGCAACAATAATGTTTACAGAGCCACCGTGTTTCAAGTCACCAAACAGCATTTGTCTAGATAGCGGACGTTTAATATCCTTATCAATGACACGTTGTAGAGGTCTAGCACCCATCTTCTTGTCAAAACCCTTGTCCACTAACCAATCAATAGCATCATTATCGATAGTAATCTTAATATTTTTATCCTTAACTTGGTTCTTTAATTCTACTAAGAATTTACCAACGATCTTAATCATAGTTTCTTTGCTGAGTTTACCAAATGTAATTACTCCATCTAAACGATTACGGAATTCAGGAGCAAAGAATTTCTTAAGTTCTTTGTCTTCATAGTCATTGTCTTGACTACCAAATCCGATAGTATTCTTTTCGGCATCACTTGCACCTAAGTTTGTAGTCATAATCAATACAACATTACGGGCATCTGCTACTTTACCGTTACTGCCAGTTACAAAACCGTTATCCATAATCTGCAACAAGATAGTTGACACATCTGGGTGTGACTTTTCAATTTCATCTAACAATAGAACACAATGCGGATTCTCTTGTAGTTTAGTAATCAGCAAGCCAGCGTTTTCTTCAAAGCCAACATAACCTGGAGGGCTACCAATTAATTTAGATACTGAATGTTTCTCTTGATATTCGCTCATATCGAAGCGGATTAGCGGAACACCTAGTTGCTTACTAAGTTGTTTTGCGGCTTCTGTTTTACCAACGCCGGTTGGCCCCATGAATACAAAACTACCAACTGGTTTGTTTTCTGATTTTAATCCAGCCTGTGCAACAAGAATCTTATCTACAATTTCTGTAATGGCTTCATCCTGTCCATAGACTTCTCCTTTGAGATTCTTTTCAAGATTTGCAAGGTTGTCATTTTCCTTTTCCTTAACAGTATCTTCGGGTAGTTTAACCATCTTGGCTAATTCGTATTGAATCTCAGCAACATCTACAACCTTATTATCGCTAGATTTAATGTTGAAACGACTGCAAGCCACGTCGATTAAATCAATGGCCTTGTCTGGTAGTTTCTTATCAGTCATGTAACGTACAGATAATTTTACAGCACTTTCAATAGCCGCATCTGTGATAGTAGCATTATGGTGCTTCTCGTAGTATTTCTTAATACCCTTAAGAATTTCTACAGCCATTTCTGGTGTAGGCTCGTCAACAGTAACACGTTGGAATCGACGCATTAGGGCACGATCCTTTTCAAAGTACTTGCGATATTCTTCCCAAGTAGTTGATGCTACAACTTTGATATTGCCTTTGCTCAGTGCAGGTTTCATCATATTAGCAAGGTCATTACTGTTGCCGTTGCCTCCTGCGCCAGCACCGCTGATCATATGTGCCTCGTCAATGAACAATACGGTTTTGCCTTTGCCCTGCAAGGCTTTGAGAACCATTTTAAAACGTTCTTCAAAATCGCCACGATACTTAGATCCAGCAAGCATGGCGCTGATATCTAAGTTATAAACAGTGTATTCTTTTAGGAATTCCGGAACATCACCATTAATAATGTTAAATGCTAGGCCCTCTGCGATAGCAGTCTTACCAACACCCGGATCACCAACTAGCAAAACATTATTTTTAGTTCTACGACCGAGTCCTAGTGAAATAGATTCTAGTTCCTCACTGCGTCCAATTACAGGATCAACTTTATTCTTTTTAACTTGATCATTTAAATTTGTAGTGTATGCACGTAAAGCCTTTTCGCTTTGTACATCTGATGTATTTTCTTCTTCTTCGTCATCAATCTCACTATCAATAAAGTTAGCAAACTTTTCTCTATCAATTCCGCCCTTGTTAATATAAAACACAGCATAACTGCGTTTTTCGCTAAGTGCGCTCATGAATACGTCAACTAGTTCAATACTTTGACGTCCGCTGAATAATACCTGCGTGAATGCACGATTAAGAACACGTTCTACAGTCTGTGTTTTCTTAGGCTTAAATCCTTTGGGGATAGGATCAATTTTAATTTCGTCTAATTGATTTTTAAGATAGTGCTCTAGGTTAGTTTTAATATATTCACCATCAGCACCAAAATTTACAATTAGTTCGTAGAATTTTTCTTCGCAGAGCATGGCAAAAACAAGATGCTCTAGAGTCACATACTCATGACCTAACTTTTTGCAATCTGCAACTGCTTTTTCAAAAACTACTTGTAACTGATCACTAGGTTCTACCATTTGATTTCCTTTTCTTTAATGCCATTGCTAACTTTAATGTACTTACACGTTTGGTAAATGTTATGCCGTCTAAATGGTCAATTTCATGTTGAACACATTTGGCATCATAACCATTTAGTATTATTGTACATTCTTTTTGTTCTTTGTCAAGGTATTTGACAGTAACTTGGTTTGGTCTTTCAACGGGAATATACAAGTTTGGAAAACTTAAACATCCTTCTTCGTCTACTCGAGATTTTGAACTTTCTACTATTTCCGGATTGAACATAGCAAAGGGTTCTTGATTTTTTGGTTTAATAACAATAACACGTTTATCGTAGCCAACTTGATTTGCGGCTATACCAATTCCTCGAAAAGTTTTCATAATAGCAATCATAGACGCTTCTATTTCACCGGCGTCTACACCGCAGTTAAAATCATATTTTTCTAATTTTTGGTACAGTATAGGATCAGTTTCGAGTCGTAATGAAAAATCTTTAGGATGCATAGCGTTGTGCTAACCTCTCAACTTCCCTAAGGTCTTCGGTAAACAAAGTTTTAGGAATAGTGACTTGTATTTGAATAAACAATGTGCCTCTGTGCGAATTATGCGGTGAAGTCAATCCGTAACTATCACATTTAATTAATTGTCCAGGTTGGATGCCTGCTGGAATTTTTATCTCTAATTCTTTACCTTCCAGTGTTTCAAATCTAACAGTTTTTCCAAGAATGGCATCAAAAGCGGATATTTGATAATCTGCATAAAGATTTTTTCCGTCTCTTCTAAACCTATGATGAGGTATTTCAATAATCTGTGCAATTAAATCACCACGGGGCGTCCCCGGTGCGGAGTCATCCCCTAATCCTCTAAATCTAATATTATCGCCATGCATTACACCGGCTGGTATAGATATCTGTATATTTTGATCTTTTCCGCTGGGCAATCGTATTGTTCCTGTAACTTCTTTTCCGACTAGAATTTCTTCCAGCGTCATTTCGACTCGAATATTGATATTTCGATTTTTTCTTTGTCGTTGATGAAATCCAAAAGGTGCACCACCAAACATAGAACCAAATATATCTCCCATATCGCCCATGTTTCCAGTATGGAAATGGAACTGCGGCATTGGATTATCATATTCGGCTTTCTTTTGTTCATCGCTTAATGTAGCATAGGCTTCTTGAACTTTTTGAAATTCTGCGGTATCTCCGCCCTTGTCGGGATGATGCTTAGCCGCCAATTTGCGATATGCTTTTTTTATATCGTCTTGGCTTGCAGATTTTGAAATTCCTAATATTGAGTAATAATCCATAGTCTATGATGAAAAAAGGTATAGTAGTAATTATACTATACCTTTTATAGGGTGTCAAGAAATTATTTTTTCTTTTCTGGAACTGCTGTTCCCTCGTGCTTTTTATGTACCTTCACATTTTTGCAAACTTCTTTGTCTTTACCAGTTTTGGCGTCCTTTTGCATTACACAGACTTTTTTAGTCTTTGGTGCTTCGTCGGCCGATATTGCTGGTACTGCAAACACTAATCCTGCTACAAATATAAGATGTTTCATGATATGTTTCCTTATTTTGATAAATCTCGTATAATATACGATGGTGTTAGAAACGGAATACCAGTTAATTTTAAAATAACTTGTTTAATTTCGTCTCGAGTCTCGCGATTCTGAATCTCGGGATTATTGAAAACAGCATCAATCTGAGATTTTTGTTCTGCGGTTAATAATGAATTTGATGGATATTCAATAGACCATCTTGTCGTTGTTGTCATAATTTACTGTTCCTTATAGTTCTGGATGATCTGGTTGGACCGGCATTGGTTTTCCAGTACTAGATGTTGCTGTTGCGCCAAATGCTGGTGTTGCTGGCTTAGATGCGCCTCCAAAGCCGCCTCCGCCAAAACTACCTGAGGTGCTTGGTGCTGAGAAACTTGGCGCAGGTGCTGAACCGAAACTGCTTGTTGGAGCAGGGCTAAATGTTGAAGACCCGCTTGATGGTACGTTGAGTCCGCCATTATTTGCTCCTCCTAATTTTTCTTGTGTGCGACCCCATGCCGCTAAACCTAACACAGCACCCATTGCGATGTGGAATAAACCAGCACCTTGTAATGTCAACGGTTGCCATTGTGTAACATTAGTGGAATGCATTACAGCGTGTAAGATGCTCCAAAGAACTGGAAATAGTACAAAGTCGCATACACATACAACCATATACATCCACCCCATCATGGGACGCCATTTGCTATTCATCCAATCTTCTTTTTTCTTTTCACTGTCACTCATTTCTGCATAACTCTTCTGTTGATCGCTCATTTAATGCTCCTAAATTTAAAAGAATAGCAATACACCTTGGGCACTTAAAACAAGCCCAACACCTGCTACTGCAAAACTTGCCCAAAACATGGGCATACTTACTGCTAAAATACTTGCTGATAGCACAACAATGGCTAACTGATATGCTGTACTTGCATAACCAATCCATGGACTAGACTTCTTTGCTAGTTCACGTTCTGCCTCCATCTTACGGGCATTGACAGCAATTTCTTTTTTATCACTGTCCATGCGCTCTGCTTCTGCTTTAAACTCTTTCTTTAGAGCAGGATCGCTAGTAGTCTTGCTGGCAATTTCATAACTTACTAAACGATTATTCTTTGCTTGATACTGTGCCCACGCATTGTTAGCACCTAATGTATTGTTTAAAACTGTGCTAGACAATTTACCACCATACCAACTATTAACTGCTAGAAATAAAGCAAATACAGAAATAACCATACCTGCTTTGTCTTTAATCTTTGCTTCACGTTCGCTACGAGAGCCAGGCGCTGGTTTTGGTGCATCTGGATCTTTTGCTTCTTTTGTAAACATTTTTAAAACTGTATCTACTACGTTAGCCATTGGCGCTCCTTTAATTAACTACGTTTATTTAACACTTTCGTAGAGTTTTTTGTTGGCGTTATACCACTCTTGCCACTCTTCTACTTTGATACGACAAACGTGATATTTGCCGTAATTTTTTATAACTACTTCTGAAGTAGTGCTAAGTTGTTTTGTATCTGTAGGTATTTTTTCTAATTCCTCGCATTTTTGTAATAATGCTTCAGGAACTTCAGGAAACTTCATTGTCACTGGTACGGTAGAACAACCTGTTAATAATACAGCAAATGCTAAAAACCAAGTTTTCATTTAGCATCTCCTTTGTTAGGATCTTCTGCGGCTTTGTTAAGTAATTCTATTACTCTAGTATCTACTTCACATTTAGCATCCACTTCTTTGGCTATTTCTTTTACGCGATCTACATATACAGTTTCTCGTTCTTTAACAATTTTTGTTTTGTAAACAATTTTTTCCTGTATCTGTATTTTTACTTCTTGGCTCTTTGCTTCAGCAGCCTTAACTTTTTCTTCCAGTTGACGAACTTTATCTCGCCAACTCATTTCAACTCCGTAACCGCCAAACAAATAAGTCCCTAAGAGTAATACGGCAACGCCAATCAACTCTGCTGGCAACTTGTATTGCCCCATTAGTGGAATCCACTTAACTAATTTGCTGGCTACATATAACCCAGCACCAATAATCATGAGGATATAAGTAATCCAAACAAATATACTGTCTGGAATTAAACTAAGCATCCACTGAAATTGCCACATAATTAATGTGCTCCAAAAATATGCAGTGCGTGATTATAATGTTTAATACGATCTTCTAAGCCAATGAACCCGCCATTGATTTTCTTAGTCATTAACTTAATGTCCCCCGCATCGGCTTGAACATTTAAGTTATTATTTTCCCAGAACCAACAGGCACTTTGTACAGCACCTTCAAATGTTTCTAGATACTCCGACGCTTCTTCAACGGGGATTTCAAGACTAGCGGCAAACCATGTGTAGTTATCTTTTCCGGTAAGTTGGATAAGGCCTCTACCGCAGTAGCGGAATCCGTCACCGGACTCTTCTGGTCCGTTACCCATGCGGCCGCCATAAATTTTATTAGCGATTTTCTCTGGTCTTTTTTCATATTGTTTTGCTAACTCTAAATTTGGAAAGTATTTGGGGAAAACTTTACAAAGACTTTCAGCACGATAATTTAAATTTTCTTTTAAAAATTTGAATCCACCACTCTCGTGAGCGCACTGTGCAATAAAAGCCGCTACACGTTGTGGGGTATTGATTTCATATTCAGGAAGAATTTCATTTAGTGCATGAAACCATTGATCAACATAAGGATTTCCAGGAATCATCTGTGCTAATTGATTTCTTGTAAATTCAAAGGTAAAACTCATTGTAATTTCTCCAATATAATTGCATGGCCTTTATTCTCTAGCATGAATTTATTACCAAGTTTTGTGATGTTATAATTTCCAATGTACTTGGTTAAAAACATTACTTCTGCCATGTCTTTGTGCGAAACAGCAATCCTGTCCTCGATATTTTCTAAAAGTTCTGTTGTATTACCTGAAGTGATATATTTGAACTTTAAAGGCTCTGCATATATTTTTTTAAATTCAATAACGTCCCCAGACATGCGTACATTTTCTAACATACTGTTATTGAAGAACTGTTCATAATTGTCCATTTCTTTTTCTTGCATACGTTGTGTGTACAGCAGGGGATTAGTTGGAACTACTTCGTTTAATTTTTCTTCGTTGGCGTCTAAACTATCAAAACTCTTGTGATACCTAAATTTAAAATCATCGATTCCGGTTAATTTACTTAATCCGTAAAGCATTTCGCTAATTTGCTCTGCTACTTTACTAGTTCTTTGTAGTTCTACGAAGACACGGTATTTACCATCTTCTAATTCGCCTGGACTCATGTCAGCATCTAATACGAAGTTGTAGCCTTTTTCTACAAAACTTACAAGGTCTTCTGCTGGCGAGCGACTTTCAACAGTAAAACTTAAAACAACAACATCTTCGTCGTCGCCCATCTTTGATTTATAATTGTCTACCTCAAATACACGATCTACTAAATTTATAAGATCGTTGGCTAATAGACTTTCTTCATTAAGCGGCTGGTGGTGCACTGGCTTCTCCTCCTGGTACTGGTGCGGCAGGAGCCGCTGGTGATGCTCCGGCTGTAGCCTCGCCTGCGGGTGGCACAGCAAGCTCAGGAGCCTTTTGACTGTTTGCAGGTTCAAGTTCGTCCATTAGTTGATTGTGATATCCTCTAAAAATATCTAACATTAATTTTTTAGGCATACTAACTTCGACCACCCAAATTGGTTGTTCGTCTAGTTTTCCTAATTTTGTTCCTGGACGTATGTCGTCTGGATTTTTAATCTTTCTTGGTTTAATTAAACTGTCTTTTCTATATTTTACTCCGCAGCCGTATTCTAAAAGACGTTTGCCTGCTTGCGGATTTGGCATTTGTTTATGTGGCCACATAAATTCACAAGTGACCCAGTGGCGATCAACTACAGGGCCTTTGATTAACTCGCCCTCGCGCCAATTTTCAAACACATACATATCTAACTCGTCAAATACACGTTCAAAGTCTTTAAGGATTGCAAGACTGTTATTGTTGTTATATATGGTGTTTATGTTTTCTATAATATCTAAAATATCGTGCATTTTTAAGGTTATCCTTTACTAGAGTATTTATCTATATAATTTTGATACCGTATCAGTTCTATTTTTTCATAGATCGTTAAATATTTTTGTAGGACCTCTCAAGTTGTCCTACAAAGTTTGTAGACAACGGACGTCCTACGCCTCATAAGGAGAGCAGTTAATGACGACAAAGAGAGCCAAAAAACGCTTTCATAACGAAAACGTTATTGAGTTTCAGCACTTTCAACACACAGTCCCACAACAACTTCCACAGAAAAAACAGCGAGTACACGTTGTTCCTCGTAATCGACATCAAGAAGAATATCTATTTAAATTACTAGATCCATCAAAAAACATAGTTTTTGCTCTGGGTCCCGCGGGCACAGGTAAAACATTAATAGCGTGCCAGGTCGGTATAAAACTTTTCAAAGAAAAGTTGGTAGATAAGATCGTGGTAACTCGCCCAGCCGTTTCTGTAGATGAAGAACACGGATTCCTCCCAGGTACCCTTGAGCAAAAAATGGCTCCATGGACTAGACCTATCTTTGATGTGCTAGCCGAGTACTATTACGCTAGGGATATTGAGAATATGATTCGTGAGGGCGTGATTGAAATTAGTCCGTTAGCATATATGAGAGGTCGCACCTTCAAGAATGCGTATATTATTGCAGATGAAATGCAAAATGCTACGCCAAATCAAATGAAGATGTTGCTAACTAGACTAGGTGAAGGCTCTAAAATGGTCGTAACAGGAGATTTGAGACAAGCCGATAGATTAGAAGATAACGGTTTAATCGACTTCTGCCAAAGACTACAAGACAAAAATCTTGATCATTTGGATCTTGTGCAGTTTGGTATGAAAGATATCGAGCGCCACGAGGCAGTAAAGGAGGTGTTATCAGTCTACGGTGATTAACAAAGAAGGGGATTATTCCCCTTCTACTTGAGTTACTTCGATTCCTGACGCTTTGAGGAATTTGATTCCCGTGTCATCTCTATAGTTTTCGCTATAGTAAACACGATTAATCCCAGACTGATAGATAAGTTTGGCGCAATCGAGGCAAGGGCTATGAGTAACAAAAATACTAGCACCAAGCCCAGACTCGTTACTACGTGCCAGTTTTGCGATAGCATTTGTTTCAGCATGTAATACCTCTGGTTTAGTTTTTAAACCATAACGAACATTTCGGCCTGCTTCTTCATGCCACTGTTCATATGGGTACTGCGCTTCTATTTCTTCAGGACTTAACCAACCTCCTGCACCCTTGTCCCAATTAATATCTTCGCAGTTGTTATCCCAGCCCGCCGGCATGCCGTTATAACCAATTGAAATAATTCTATCGTCTTTAACTACGATAGCGCCAACGTGTAATCTACGTGCATGACTGAGTTCCGCAAATGTTTCTGCGGTTTTCATGTAGGCTTTTACTAGTTTAGGTTTCATTGAGTCTTGCTAGTCTAATCAGCGTAGCCGCTAGATTAATTTCTGCATCAGCCATACTAGGATGATCTACTAAGGCTTGTTTAATAATAAGAATAGCGTTGTCTTGTGTTTGTTCGTCCTTACCAAACAATGAAACATTGTTATACATCCATGTATAAATTTCTTCCATCTCCTCCGGACGAGCTTGACTACACAGTAATTTACGTGCCTCTTGAATTTTACCCTTCTTAAATAGTTCAACCATTTCAACTCTGTAGTCTGCACTGCCGTCAACGGCATCAGGTACAATTAGTTTACCAGTTACGCTATTTGCCTGTACGTTATTAATGCACTTACGAAGATCCGGATATGTTCCTTTTACATAAGTGTCTAGGGTATCTAGATCAAAGTCAATGTTTTCTTCTACAAGAATTGTTGCTACACGAGCAGTAAACTCTGTAATGTCTGTCTTTTCAATATGAATTTCTTGACAGCGACTTTTAACTGGAGTAATAATTCTGTGAGGATAGTTACAAGTAAAAATAAAACGAACACTGGCACTGTAATCTTCCATTAAATTACGCAGTGCCGGCTGTACAGATTCCTTGTTCATATAATCTGCTTCGTCGATTAGCACAACCTTATAATCACCAAACGGCATAGTTTGACAAAAGCCAATTAGTTTGTCTACCCATTCAATTTTACGACCTTCCTTACTGCCGTTGGCAAATAGGACATCAGTGCTTTCTACACCAATCTCGTTTAATAGTACTTTTGCTAGTGTGGTTTTTCCTGTACCGGCATTACCACTAAACAGTAAATGTGGAATAGACTTTTCGCTAATCCATTTTTCAATTTGTTGTTTTAATGTTTCGTCTTTAAAAACATAACCTTCTACAGTCTTAGGACGATATTTTTCTACCCATAAATCTCTCATTTTTTAAACCAGCCTTTTATAGAGTTAATTAAATTATAATATCTTGTTTTATACGGATCACTCATAAGTTGTTCAAACATACTTGGGTGATGGGGACAGCGACCCTGACGCCAATCGCAACTAGGACTATATTCTTGTCCGCAGGTAGTACATTTGTTATCTTTCATATATTCGCCTGCTGTAGTAAATTTTAAATCATTCATTTCTACATTATAGAGATTAAAAAAGGGTCTGTCAAGACCCTTTGGTAACGAAAGGTTTTAAATCCGGCGGAGTCCATCCTACGGGTTTTAGCACCTTTCCATCTTCTCGTTTTCGAACCTTGCCAGTTTCTTTGTCAATTTTAGCAAAGTTAGTACGCATAACTTCTTTCCAAGCACCCTCGGCATCTGCTCCCATACTATGTATAGCACCGATAGTTACAACCAAAATATCAATAAGTGCATCTAACGTTTCAACAGGATCGTTATTAGCAACGGCAGTTTTAAGTTCATCGTTATATTCTTCTTCAATTAGATTGCAATATAACTTAAATTGTGATTCGTTGAGTCCTTCAACACTTTGGTCGCAGGCCCGCATAAATTTTTCTTGATCGCGAAATGGATTTGTCATAGATGTCCAATAATCATATCTTTAGGTTCTTCGTTGTCCCACATCATAACAGCATCGTTATCAATCATACGAATAGTTATTTCTTCACCGTTTTCATTTTCGTATTTGATACCTCTAGTCCATCTTCCATGCTCGACTAGGATCCAATCTCCAACTCCGTATTCTTCGTCGTGTTCTGGACCAACAGCAAAAACTTTAGCCCATCTTGGATGGATGCCGCGATCCTTGCCGTCATCGCTTTGAATAATGATACCGCTTTGCGTTTTGGTATCACCAAAGTCCATATCTGTTACAATAACTTTGTCGTGTAGGGGACGAATAGTTCCTTTGACTACAGTCATTTATTATTCCTTTTCTTGTGGTAATTCGGATTGTTCGTAGAATTCTTGTAAAATTTGTTCGCGTGTTCTAACAATTTTTCCACCTGGGCCTAACTCATCTCCTCGAGCATTTACTCGAGCATTACCCACTGCGGGCGTTAGTTCATTGCGTTGGCGTAAAAGATCCATATCAATAGATTTACCATTGGCTGATCTATACACTTTCTTTGGTGCTGGTTTCATAGGCATTTTCATGTCCTCCTTAATATATGTACTTATCTCAAGAATTCTCGCCAGTCTAATTTATATTTCAAACTGTCTATTTTATGTACCCCAATTAAGTAAAGTACATAACTGGCCACACTACTGCCCCTTCCTACACCCCAAACAATATTATTAGCCCTACAAGTATCTACAAAATATTTGAGCCATCGCAGTAGGTCTAGCATATTTCTAGCACGATATTCTTGTAATTCTTCTATAAGTCTTTGATAGTTTTCCTTTGGACAGACATTGACTAGAAATCCTTCTATGTCCATGTTCTTATATTCGTTGGGCATAAACCAATCTTTTTGTAAAGTTTGATCAAACTCTTCTTTGGTAAAGGACAGTTCTGAATATTCTTTAATTTTTATAGAGTCTGATAATTCGTTGAATTTTTTAATTTCTGGATCGGACGAATCTGCTAATATTTTGGGGAGAGAATCTAACTTACCTTGATAAAGTAAGTCAACTATGTCCGTTGATGAAAATACGGGAATACCAAGATTGTCCAGTCTCATGCAAGTATTTTAACTTACATTAATAAGACTGTCAAGATCTGTGTCACGTTTTTGGTATTGTTCTTCCCAGAGTTTTTGGCGTCGTGTATTCAATTCTGCTTTGTACATTTCTAGTAACATAATAATCTGTTGCTGTACTGCAAGATTGTTAGCGGCCATAAAATATTTTTTACTAAGATCCTGTATCTTAGTTTCAAGCTCTGCATCTTTGAGTTTGCTAAAATCTTCTGCTAGAGGATGCATATTATAATGCGGTAAATGCGCCCAAATATTGGCCGTATATTGTTAGACCGCCGTCCCAAGTCCAAAATTCAAAAATCTTTGGAAGTGTGGCACTGGTTACACTCAATGTTGCTGGCCAACTAGGGTCTTTATAAAATGTAACTGATTCATTTTCAGAATTAAAACTAAACCACTGTTCTACTCCGTTACCATATAAATGTACACGAATAACAGCCAACTTGCCAGCCGCTGGTAGACCAGACAGTGTAAGTTCAATAGGATCTCCTGAACTAGGACCAACTTTTGCTAGGGTATACACATGATATGAGCCAGCATCGTAACTTACATTTTGACTAGCCACAACATTGCCGCCCGCATTAAATTCAAATGTTGCCGATTTTAAATTTACGTTTTCAATAGTATTTGAACTTAAATCTGTGCTAGGACTGGAAATATCCAATCTTGATTCTTGTAAATCTGAAATATCGCTCTTGGCTTGAATTAATGTATCTTTGATCGCAGAAAAGTTGTCACGAAATCCTTGACTTTCGTTATCTACTCCCGCTACGGGAAATTGTTCATTAATTTGTGTCTCACGGTATGCCATGTTTATATTATCCTTTAACTATATTTATCAGATGTTATAACGTGCATCTGAAAATTTTAAGTACTTTTCTTGCACATCATTAATGTCGGAATCAATAATAAATCTGTCAATTTCAAAATCTAACTGACTAAAATCAAAGTTTCTATTAATAATGTTTTCTAAAATATACTGTCCTTCTCCGGGTTTGCAGTAGCACAGAGGAACAGCCTTTACAAACCCAGTGGCCGCAGTTCTTGAATCTTGCGGGGTAGTCATCCACAGGGGTAAAAATTCGTTTTCAGTTAATCCAATTTCTGCTATATTTGATCTAATATTTTTAATAGTACTAGGATACACATATTCTAGATCAGTTCCGCTGATATTTACATTTGCAGTATCAATGGTTGTTGGTGTAGTAACAGGACTAAATCTATCCGATGCCTGTGAATTTAAACGTGCTTCAACAACAGAATTTTCATAATTAACTGTACCAGTTGCTGAGTCATAAGTTCCTAGTTTACCGTCTACAACATTTCTACGAGCTTGGTTAATTTTTAGTGGACTATTAATGTTATTTGATAATTTAATTTTTTTAGAAACTGATTTTCCATCAGTTTCGTAGTCATCTAAAATTTCTAGGTAAACTACTTCGTAGACTATATCGTTAGTGCCCTGTGTTTTTGCAATGGCTTTCTTTAATTCTCCAATGCGATATCTTTTACGTTTTGTATTTTTACTAATAGCCGCAATATATCTTGAAATTTCTTTACTTTCAATTCCTGGATATATCAGCATTTTTAATTCTGTTTGAAGTCCATAACTAGGATCGCCTAATCGATATATTCTATTAGGTTCAAATACAGTAGTGTCGTTGATGAAATTATAAAATAATTCTCGCTTTGACTGTTTAGGTAAAGGCTTAGTGTAAATGTTACTGTATAAAGTTAATGTACCTTCGCTAATTGTGATTAAAAATTCTTTGCTTACTGAACTGTATCTAAACTGATCCTGAGCATTAACAGTGAATCTATATGTTCGATCAATAGTTAATAAATCGCCATCAAAGGTTGTTTCGCCACTGTCAAATAATGTAAATCCAGAAACACTATTTGCTCTAAACTGATTAATTTTGCCTTCTATAATTCCGCTTTCTTTTAATGTTAGTCCCTCTGGCAGACTACCATCAACTAGACTATATCTAAGTTTAGCATTTGGAACAGTGGTAGTTGCTTCAACATAAAAATTACTTGGGAAACTAGGTTTAATAGAACCTAAATTTTCATCAGTAATAAAACTAATTACAGATTCTACTTCTCCTAATACACTGATTGTAAATGTTTTAGAAGCAACTGCGGTTGAAAAATCACTAACAGATTGATTATATGTCTTAGTAATAATTAATCCGTCTAACACATTTGTTAAAAGATTTTCAGAAAGTTTTAATGTAGCCATAGTACCGCCACTTGCAGTATTACTGATATATTCTGTAATAGTGTATACACTTGGACCAATTCTTAAAAGATCCCCAACAAGCAAGTCTACGTCTTCGGCAGGCAAAGGTAATATTTTTAAAAAGTTTTGTCCAATGGGTGCGTCGTCTGCTACAATAATTGCAACTTCTACTTCTGTAATATTTTCTTTATCATATTTTACTGCTTCAACTGTAAATTTGTATTCTTTAGTAATAGCAGGTTGGTATGGGGCGAATCCAAAAATTTCTGCGGTGTCTGGATCTAAAAATACACCATCGGGCAAAATACTAGGAGTTGAATCGTCATTGTATGTTGCTAGTCTATATTTCACAGGTCCTATTTCTGGATTTGGATCAAATGCATTTAGGATAATGGTTATATAATTGTTTGCTCGACGCAGTCCTAGATTTCCAGCACTTAACCATATTGGTGCTCTTAGATATGTAGAGTCTGCGGTAAATGTTCCGGCACCAATTTGTACAACAGTATTGTCTGCTCGTAAAAAGTCATCTCCAACAACATAAATTCTAAATCTTCGTCTGGCTATACTTTCTCCGTCGGTAACACTGACAATAAATTCGTAGTTACGGTTTAATTTTCTTGGAGTAACAACATTTAAATAATCTTCTTCTCCAATATTTGGAACTTTACCAAAGTCGTATGCGTAAGCGTCGTATAAGTTTGTATCGTAGAATCCAGTTCTTGCTGTGATGTCTAATGCTAATATAGGATCAACAATTCCAGAAATTCTACCAGTTGAACTTAAAGTTAATCCTGGAGGAAGTTCTCCGCCTCCTTCGGCAATAAAATATTCTAAACTATCATTAGATGATAAATCAGTATCTACTGCCTGTAGTTGAAAATCTACAAGAGTGTTATCTAAAACAAATGTTAATGGATCTCTAACTAATGTTGCAGTTCCTGTAACTGACTGAGAAGAAAAATTTCCTCCTAGTTTATTATAGGTAATAGTTGTGGAAGTTCTTGTGAGATAATCTTCATATTCTTCGCCAGGAAGCGGTACGGGTTGCAAAACTTCTACATTAACTGCATTGATGCTAGACAAATTACTAGCAATAGTAACTATATTTCCAAATACAAAATTGTGTGCAGTTGATGTAGTGACTGTGATTAAATTGCTAGTTCTTTTAGCACTGACTAATTGTGCAACACGAGTAATTACAGGACCTACGGGTAATAAGTTTGATGGTTCTGTGTATATTTGATAATACGTGCTATTTGGTGGTGTAATTCCCGTAACAGTGTTAGCAGTTACAATGTAAAGAGTGCTAACGTTGCTGACTGTTCTTCTAATGATCATATCTTTAAAATATGTTTCAGTAGCATCAAAGTCGTAAATTTGTATGTCGGGATCTTGGCCTTCTGTGACCCAAACAGGAGCATCGGGCCCTTCTATGGTCATTGAAAAAGTTCTGTCAGATATATCCTCTGTAACTGTATTTTTAGCTCTTATTACAAATGTTGAAGTAGTGTTAGTTGCAACTTCTAGAGGAGATCCTTTAATAACCCAGGTACTTAAATCGGTATCGTAGGCGATACGTAATCCGCCGGGCAGTCTGCCCGCAATGATTGTGAACGTTAAATTTGTTAGATCTGCGCCCGGAATTAAGGGCAATGGTATTGTCTGAGTTTCTCGCTCGCTGTAAGTGCTAAAACTGTACCCAGACGGTTGATTCCAAATATTCAGCATTTTTTAATCCCCGATACTGTATTTATCGGCACCGGGAATTAAATTCTTACCAAGGAGTTGTGCTAAATGCTACACGAACCCAAATGTCAGGTTGCGGATCGGGAGAAGCATCTGCCCAGGTAGCAATACAACGATAAACATATTCGTTATCTATAATTACAGCACCCGCTTCGTCGCCGTCGGCACCTGTCGATGATGTAGGAGCACTTGCTGTGCTTAAAAACAACTGATTATTTAAGTTAATAGCACCATTAACAGTAACACCACCACCGTCTGCAATAAACGGAATTACGTCGTAGGCACTGGTTCCAGAATTGTATATTTTAACATCAAATGCTGGTTTATCAAGTAACGGACTTTGGCTATAACCTTCAATCTTAACTAACTGCTCTGTGGTAGTACCATCGTTTACTTTAAATTCAATACCAACACCCGAGAATGCAAAATCGCTGGCCTGCCCGTTTAATACAAGCGCCAGCGGTCTAGCACCCGATGTTGTACTGTCGTTTGCATTAATAGTTGATGGACTAGCGGCCAATGAATTAATTGTAGCCTGCCCTGTTACAGTAGTGGCTAACAATGTAGTAGTTCCTGATGTTACATCTAACCCGTTTGAAAAATTAGTGTTAGGGGTAACAGTTAAATCTCCACTAGCAGTTGTGATTGAACTAGTGATAACATTACCGGCAAAACTAGCGCCTGTAATTGCGCCTGTAACTGCAAGACTGGTTAATGTGCCAACACTGGTAATATTTGTCTGCGAGGCAGTTAATACAGAACCTGTTAAGTTTCCGGATACGTTGCCTGTTAAGTTACCTGTAACATTACCTGTAACACTGCCTGTAAACGTTCCTTGAACAACTTCTGCTGGAATTCTTGCATTGCCTGCATCAACTAGGAGAGTAGAATTGTCAGCAAATACATTACCTTCGAGCCAGCCATTGAAACCGTTAGCATTAACGTTTCCAGTAACATTTACGTTACCAACATAAGGAGTACTGGTTAAATTAACAGCGGCACTAAAACTGCCAACATTTAAACCATCGTCGTTGTATGAAAAGTTAATATTTGTATGTGTGCCTGCCGCAAAAACCTGCGCTACAGCATCACGTGCATCTTCTTGAGTAAAGGCAGTTACAGCCTTACCGCCTAGCGTTCCGTCTAAACCGGTAGTGCTATCACCTACAAACACCTGTTGTAGTGTTACGTCATAAATTAATTCGCCTTCGAGGAATCTTCTTGCGGTTCTCTCAACGGTTGTTCCTCTGCGGATTTGTAATGCCATTCTGTTCTCTCCTTATGCTATGGTTCCAGCATCTATGCTAATTGGACTAGGATCTGTAAATGTGCCCATGTCAGTACCAATTTCGTTTAGCAAATATGCTATAGGATTGGTATATGTAGGTTCAATGCCACCATAGTCAAATGTATTTACCTGTCTATTTAAAACTGTAACGTCCACAAACGGGTTTTGCGCTTCTGTGCCACCGTTTCTAATTAATCCTACAACATTTCCAGTTAAATTTCCGGAAAATGTTGTGGCTGTGATTGTGCCAGCGTTTGTAATTCCTTGCCCGTTAAAATCAACAGCAGTAGTAGGATTAAAATCTAATTGTAGTACATCTCCTACTAATTGTAATCTTATAGGCCCTAGCGCATTTATTTTTCTAAATTCAAAATCAGTTCCGTTTTTTTGTTTAAAAACACCCTGCCCACTAGCACCTATGTTACTGGCTGTGGTCGGAGCATTACCAAAATCGTAAAGTCTTTCAAAGTTAGTTTTAACTTTTTCAAACGCAGTTCGAAGATCGTCGCCAGTACCGTCATTGACAATACTGCCTAAATTAATTTCTTCTAAATCGTCATATATTGCCATAGTTTTGTTCCTTAGAATCTACCAACAACAATTTCAATTATGCCTTCGTTTAGATCATCTTTATTTTCTAAACTCTTTCCAATAATTGTGCCTGATGTAGGATTGTTGTTTACAACTGCATAACCTGGCTTAGCAGATGTAACTAAAATATCACCTTTCTTAACCTTACCAAGTACTTTACATGGTAATCGTCCAGTTAGGCCTACAGCCAGTGCAAATTCTCCTTCTAACTCGCTATTCATTAAATGAGCAGGTTTTCCAGAAATTACACCAGCAACTCTTGTATCGTTGTGTTTGTCTGTAACAGTTATTTCTTTGTCACCTCCAAATACAACTACTGTTCCAACTTCGTAATTGGCATCTGCTAAGTATTTTTCTGCTAAGTCAGCATAACGTGCCGCAGTAGCAGTACCTGTTATAACACCAGCACTAAAGTTTCCTGATCCGTCTCTGGCAACTATTGTGTTTGCAGTATTAGCAGATGTTGCATTACTTGTCACAGTAAATGTCTGAGCACTTGCACCAGTAAATGAAGCACTACCACTTAGACCTGTTCCTGACACGTTCATAGTTAAAGTGTTTGAAACTTGTGTAGCAGTTCCTGACAGTGTAGCAGTTATAGTACCAGCACTGAAATTACCAGAGGCATCTCTAGCAACTATTGTACTTGCAGTATTAGCATTTGTAGCATTACTTGTAACAGTAAATGTTGCCGCACCTGAGTTGTTAAATGTTGTTGAACCACTTAGACCAGTTCCCGAAGTGTTCATAGTTAGTGTGTTACTTAAACTACCACTAAATGATGTAGTAGCATATATACTTCCACCAACACGTAGATCACCGCTAATACCGGCACCGCCAGTAACTTGTAATGTACCAGTACCGTTAGATGCACCAGTTACTGCTTGGTTAGCAGTCATAGTAACTGTATTGTTAGCCGCTAATGTTGTAAATGCCGCACTGCCTCTTGTAGTACCACCAATGTTCATATTATTGATAGTACCAACACTGGCCGGAGCAATAGTTACTGTACCTGTGCCGCTTGGGCTTAGTGTAACGTTGGCATTAGAAGGACTAAATGTTGTTGTACTTGCAGTTGATAGTGCATTTGCACTTAATGTACCAATTGTAGTAATTGTAGTTGCACCAGCAGTTGCTCCAACGGCTGTCATAAAGTCTACACCACCAGGTGTAGTTAAGTTAAGTGTTGTACTAGATACACTTAAGGTCTTATAACTGCTTGAAGTTAAATCTAACTGTGCTACTGCTACACGGCCACTACCGTCAGATTGAACTAAAGAACTTGCCTGTGCAGAAGTTGAAATATTAATTGTGCTGTAAGTGTTTGGACCTATAGCAGTTAAAATCATTGCACGACCGTTTGATCCAACACTGCCTGGAGCAAAAGCCGCATTCTTAATACCGTCGCCGTTGGTAACAATAGTTCCCGACGTTACTTGACGTGGGTATGTAGCACTGCCGGTATTATTACCTAAGTAAGTGTCGTTGGCAATGTATTGTAGTTTAGTCTGTAGAACACCAGTTGTTGTACTAGATGAAGTTTGTAATTCAATCCATCCGTTAGTAGCAGTAAATTCTGTGTTCTTAAAACTAGCAAGTCCTCGATCTGCCTGTGAAATACCAGTGGCATTAGCACGAGTAGTTGCCGCATTCATATCTAACTTGCTTTGTGCAATAGCCGCACTAGCATTTACATCGGCGTTAATAATTACACCGGATTTAATGTTTAGTGCAAGATTCTTGCCGCTTAGACTTGTTTGAATATCACCTGAGGTAATTGTTTCAGCATTGACCCATTTTGTTCCGTTATACACTAATAGGTCATTGAAACTACGTGCAGGACTAGTTGATGTGTCAACTCTGTCGTCACTTAGTTCTTGATTTCTTACATAGAACTTGTTAGCGGCATCGGTGTCTGCTACAGGATTAGCAAGGTTGCTGACATTAAATCCGCCCATGTCTAATGGATCAGGACCACTAAATGTTAAAATACCAGCACGATCTAAATAACCAGGACCTACTAATTGACTTGCATCCAATGTGTTATTGGTACGATCCATACCAAGTCGACGATCAATATAACCTTGAACAGCCGCTTCAGTTGGTAGTGCATCGTTAGCACCGTCAGTAAATCTATCATCGTTTGAGAATTCACTTACTGTAACACCACGTTTAAATCCTAAACCGTCCAAGTTACTCAACGCAATAGAAGCCGCAAATGTTACACGACCAGTACCTTGGTCAACTGTAAAGAATCTACCTACACGGAAAATACCATCCTGGTCTGTGGTTACATAGAAACAACGTCCTCTTGTGCGTTCTGTAACTTCACGTGCTTGGTTTGGTTCTTTTGGAGCACCGTAAATCTTTGTTGGATAGTTGGTGTCATTGTAACCACCAGTACCAATATCTAAGAAGTCATGTCCTGTTACACGACAGGTACTAATACGTACAATAATTTCTGCTGGCTCGGTTGATGCTAGACCGCAACGTAGTGTTGGTGGTTCCGCAATATCTAAGTTGGTTACTGGATATACTGTAGAATTTAAACCAGGTACACTAGTTGTTCCACTTAGACATTTAGAAGTAATATCTTGAATCTCAACAATAGCATAACCTGCTACTAGACCTTGATCTTCATAACTTAGCACAGTGTGAAGTTTACCGTCCCAGGCTAATATCATTTCTCCAGTATTAAGTCTGTCTTCGATATCAATTTCGTTAACACGATCAACAGCGATCTTTGTGTCGCCTTTACATGCACCTAGTGTACTGGAAACAGTACCACCTGTGGCTGATCCAGTTGTTGATCCAGCATAACGAACTAGTGTTTGATCGCAGAACGTAACAGTTTGATAGCCGTTGTATCCAGATATTGATACACCATCAACTTTAATTTGTTGACCAACAACAAACGGAGCAGTTACCTGCGGAGTGCTAAAGTTTAGAGTTACTGTTCCTGCACTACCGCTGGTTGAGCCCAAACTAATAGTCTTATCTGGATCACTGATAGAAGCACTGTCTTCATTTACTAGAATTTTAATATAGTCGTAGGTAGTGTCAAACCCTAAGATTGATTCATCTAGAGCTAGGTCTTCATTTAACGGACCTTTGTTACCATAGGCTAATACACGATAAACAATAGCACCAGAGTCTGGATCTCCAACAAAGGTTAACGCAGTACTTGGACGAACTGGGTTTGTATCATCTACTTCGTAGAACTTAAAGTTTTGGTTCCCGCGAATAATAATTGGTTGATCATGTGATAGATCAACTGCTAGACCGTTGGCAGCAGTTTCATTGTTACCACCAGTGTTAATATTCAATCTTAGAATATTGCCTAGCCCCCATAGACTGGCTAAACCGCCTGCCCATGTTCCGGGATTGCTATCATATTCTAATGTAACGCTAGTTGTGGTACTGGCTGTAGCAGTATGTATTCCATTAAATCCTGTGGTAGTTGCACCACTAACTGTGTACGGCACATTAATTCTTGGTGTATAAGGAACAGCAGTAAATGAGTAAGTTACGTAATATTTTCCAAGAGTTGGACCAGTCTTACTTGGTGTACCGCTTACTGACATCGGAATAGTACTAGATACATCGGTGACTGATGCAACTTCGTAACGTGCAATACCGTTACCAATAACAGTCTTAACTGAAATATTAAATCCAGATCCAGTACCACCAACGCTAGTGTTTGAACAACTTAAAATATCGCCTTCGGTGTATCTAATACCTGTAGCCACTAGAGCAACCGTAGTTACAACATTACCCGAAACTACAATATTAGCAGTAGCGCCAGTACCGGTACCACCTGTCAATGGAACGTTAATATATGTTCCATTAGTGTATAAACTTCCGCCTATTAAACTAGTATTGTCAAGTTCGGTGATAACACCAGATCCGTGATTAATTTCAACTTCGGATACGTTGTATGGTGCATAATCATGTTGATAGAAGTAAACTGCTAGGTCGTCGGCAGCACTGTCTGTGGAGTAAATGTCTTGTTTATAAACACGAGCAACCTGCATCATGTTATCAGATAGGTTAACCTTATCTGGAACCTCTAACGGATCGCTGCCTTCGGATATAATACCAAATTCACCGTGTGCGTTAGAACCGTTCAATGAACGAATCTGTCCGCCGTTGTTGGCATAGTAAGCAGTCCAGCAGTAGTATGAGAACACAGACACAGTTTCAATCAAACCAATATTTGTAGCAACTAAGCCGTAGCCTAAGTCGTTGATCTGCGTAAAGTCGTTTGAACACATACTGGTGTTACCAGCACTGAGCATCTGTAGATTTTTTACATACTCCATTGTAGTTGGGCCTGTACCAAATACTCCAGGGTTGCTAAGATATCGGAAAGTCACACTGGTAGTTGAAGATGCTACGCACTCTACAGCATCACCATTATAGTTGCTGTTACTGTTGCCAAATATTCTATAACGAGTTTTAGTTAATGGTGCTACAGGTGCAGTTATAATTGTAAACACTACATCGTATGAACCATCACCTACTCCTGAATCACCACCACTGACAAATCCTGTAATGGTGTATTCAAGTTCGTTGGTCATCTCTGTGGTGTTGGATAGCACAAGTCTATATGTAGGATACACTATTGGCAGTGCTCCAGTTAATACACTATCAACATCGACTTCTGGATCAGTGATTACCTCATTTAATAAATCAAATAATTCTCCAGTTCTAGTAACGAATGCCGATCCGTCATAGTCTGAACTAAACACCTGTGTTACTGGTTCAGTAACACCATTGAGTTCTTGGAAACTCAGTGTTGGAGGAATTTGTTGTAGAACTGCCTGTGCAACTTCTTTAGCATAGGCAAATGAATCTAAAGTTTGACTTAATTGTTGTTCTAGTACTACACGCGAACTAGCAGTTCCAACATAGTAACGTTTAGCCGCACGTATAGTTAAGTATGTTCCGCCATATAATAAATCTGCTGATACAGCGGCAACAATAAATCCAACGTCTCGAGAACAAATTTCTTCGTTATAAACTAGGGTGTTTGTATAATTTGCATCAATATAATCAGTTACATCTGTTTGCAGTGTGGATCTTGCACTCTGTAATGCAGAGTTAGCACCAGTTAATCCAGCAGCCACCCATGCTGTGCTAGGAGTAATTGTTGCTGGAACAGATCCAAGTCCTAGATCGATAATTGTAATAATATCATTAATTCTTGTTCCTGCTGTAGTACTAGCAGAAACGTTTCCAGGAGTTCCGCGAACTTGAGGAATAGATACTTGCAGTGCAGAAATAGGAATATCTAGAGCAATGTCTTCCACTAGATCTTTTAGATAACCGTAGGCAGCCAATGTTGCTGGTTTTTCAAGAATTCCTACTTGTAATACACTATATGAATAATAGGCCTTACCTGCAATTAATGTTTGTAAGTTTCCACCGTAGGTCAAATCATAGTATAATGCATCTAAGATATAATCAACATCTCGTTGGCAGACCAACGGATCGTAACTTAAACCAATATAGTTATTGGTAATATATTGAATAATTTCTGCTTTAATAAAACTTCTGTTACTTTCAATCAGTGTTCTAGCACTGTTAAAATTAACATCATAACCTGTTGGATTAGGATTTACGCTGGTTGGCAATTCATCTAGACCATTAGTAATTACGTCTAGGAACATGTCCATATTCGCAGTTACACGAGCAACAGCAGTTGCATTACCAGAAACAATAGATAACATTTCATTCTTTAAGAAAGTAAATGCATCTATAGTAGCGGCTTTTTGCACACCAATTGCTACGCTGGCCGCCCCGCTGTAATATCTTCTTGCACAGGTTATTGTTTGGAAGTTACTGCCAAACATTAAATCATAGCCAATAGCATCAATAACATAACCAACATCTCGTTGACAGGTTACATCATCGTAGGTAAAGTTTACATACTTGTTGTTGATATAGTTAATAACTTCTGCTTTGATAAATTCTTTATTATCAACTAACAGATTTCTTGCACCTCTTGCATCTGGTGGAGTTTCTAATATGTTAATAAACTCATCAAATAAATCTGCAACGGTAGACGCCGCAAGATTTCCGTCTGTTATAGTAGCGTCGATATATTGTAAAACTTCTTGCTGATATCGAACATCTGGGTCTTCATTATTGATTACATTTAAGATCAATGTTTCAATATAATTAATAGCCGCTAGTGTATTGGTTAATTGTGTATCAATAACAATCTTAGAACTAGCACTGGCATTAAAATAGGCAAGAGCCGCTTGTACAGTTTTTAAATTACCGCTGTAATAAATGTCATGTGCAATGGCTTCGCAGATATAACCTGTATCTCTCGCACAGGTTTCTTGATTATATGAATAACGTTGATCCAAATAAACAATAGTATCAGACTTAATGCTTTCCTTATTTTGCAGTAGCAGTGTTCTACTGTCAGTTAGTGATCCTGCAATACCAGTGAATGATGGATACTCAACTGTAGGAGCGGCATTTCTACCACCTAAGATAATTGTATTAATGTAGCCCATTAGTACGCCAATGCGTGTGGCTTCTGTAGCACTTCCAGGATTTGGCGCATCAAATACTTGATCTTCCGCTTCTTGTTTTGGAAACGGTACTGGAGTATTTGTAACTACTAATTGAGCGATACCACTGGCATAGGACAATGCCGCAGTTGTTTGTAATGTCTGTCCAGGAATCTGTAAACTACCGTTGCCGTCATAATATTGTAGACCGGCCTCAACAGTAGCACTGTTACCTTCGTATAAAATATCATAGACTACAGAATTAACAATAGTTTCTGTGTCTCGACGGCATTTATCTTCGTCGTAGACAAAGTCTGGGTATTCTTCTGCGATAAATGCAATAACTTCTTCTCTAATAAATGCAATATTAGATATTAAAAGATTTTTTGCATTTACTCTAGATGTTGGTATGCCTGACGGATCTGTAAATGTATAAGGGTCAGAAGCAACAACACCATTATCAATGATGTCAGTTATTTCGTCAAAACTATCCTCGGCTCGTAGACGTGCAACAGAGTTTCCTGACAATACTTCAGAAATTAGACTTCTAGTATAGATTAATGCATCTAAGTATTCGTCTTTTTGGTCTGGTAAAATACTATACTGTGTACCTCTGTAATAAGATTCTCCAGCACGTATAGCATTAAAATTTGTTCCTAATGCTAGGTCGTAACCTAATGCATCAACAATATAACCGATGTCTCTAGCACATTTAGTTCTATTAAACTGGAAGGGAGGACTTAGTTCTTCATTAATATAGCCAATAACTTCTGCTTTGATAAATTCAATGTTTCTTCGAATTAATTTTCTTGCACCACCGTAGCCTGTGCCGTCGTCAGTGTAAGCATCAACTTTGTATGTTCTGCCATCAACAACAAACGAACACGGTGTTGTTGGAGCACGTTCACTACCAGTAACAATTAATTCTGTATTGCTTAGTTTGTTTTGAATTTCAACGGGATTATTACCAGCAAAGCCGTCAACGTATTGACCACCAGCAAAACGCTGTTTGTTTAATGATCCAGCAAAAGAACCAGACTGTTGAATGTAGGCAGACTTAGTTAAAATTTGACCTTCTGGGTCAAGCACCATCATAAAGCCGCCATGACCTTGACAGGTAATCTGACGAATGATCACAGCATCGTTACATAGGAATACGTCAATATCTCTGTTATTCTTTGGTTCGCTTAACGGGTCGCTAGGATCTGTTAGATAGTGATATCCGTATTCTGTGCTGGCAAGATCTAAGCCGTCAAATGTTTTATCTCTGCGGAACCAAACATCAACCCATGGTGATCGACTTGGGCGGTCTGCTGGACGAACAATACATCTACGTAATTCGTCACCAACAATGGCAACGTTTGGCGGAATACGAATTGGATAGTCTTCAAAATAAATTCCAGATTCAATAATGATACTAATTTGAATCTTCTTAACTGCTTGATCAAACTCTAAGTTTTCTCCAGGAACAAACTCTCCAATAACATCTTGTAGATCAAAATAGTCTTCGCCAATAGACGAACTACCGTCAGCACCGTAGTACTGATAAATGAAACCCTGTGCTCCGCTGGTACGACCAACAACAATTTTTCCAGATACAATATCCGGCTTAGGTAATTTACCTTGATCTACACGTGAGCCGCCGTCGTTGGTAAAATAGACTCTTGTAGTACCTGCGGCACCCGATTCAATTCTTGTAACTTCTGAAAATGCTGAACCTTCACCGTAGGCAATCAATTGACGATATGGACCAGTTTCCCATGGTGCTTCGTCAACTAACTGTTCGGCTTTTTGACAGGCCTTGTTAATACTTGCATAGGCATAAGAACGATCTCTACCTTCTTTTCCTCTAGGAGTACGTGCTTGACTGTCGTCACCGCCTGTAGTAACATATAGATTAAAATTACTAGAGTAACTAGCATTATCTACATAATATTTTGTTGCGGCCTGTAAATCGTCTGTACCGTTTGGAGTTCCTGCACCTGCAAGTTCTCCCGGATGATCTGAAAGATTTAACACACCGGTCATGTCAGCACCGCTCTTTAATACAACCTCTGAGGCTCTTGGTGCTTGATTTCCTGTGGCGTTTGCTGGAACATTTAAATGCCCGGTCATTGTATCGCCAGTGATGTTTACATACTTGGCGTCAGCATAACCTTTGTTAATTGCAAAGGTATCAATATTATATGTTGTTCCGTGTGCCGTATTAAACGCATTAACGGAAGTTTGAAAATCTGTTTGATTTATAGGACTGCGTAATCCACCAATTACTTGGCTAGCGGCATTTAAACCAAACTGTAATTTTGGTAAAGGATCGTCTTCTACTTTAGAACTAAGAGTATCAATTTTTAACGATCCAAAACTAGATACTGTACCCAGTGCGGAAGAAGTTCCTAAATCTGCTCCGGGATTAGAATATACAAGAACACTAGTAGCAGTTCCTGATAGAAGTGTTGCTGATGCTGTGTTGAATGAAGTATTATCTGTAGATGCAACAGCAATTTTTTGACCTGGGACTAGATTATGATTAGTAGATACTGTAACAGTGGCAATGTTTCCTGAACGGTTAACAGATACAATATCAAACGTTTCTGATTCAGAATAATCAAATTGTATAGTGCCGTTAGGGCTAAAAAATTCTTTGAATACAAGACTAGTTCCAATTGAATTAACTACTGGAATCTTATTACCTTGTCCTACAAGTGTATCTGGAGTATCACTGAGATCTGTGAATTTTAGGAATCCGCCTTGACCAAATACAGCATATAATTCAGAAAAATTTTCATTCGTTTTTCTAAACGCTTCACGGATACTATCACCAGTTCCGTCGTTGCCTGATACACCAATATCAACTATTTTACGTGCCATTGAATACTCCAAAAAGTCTTTGTACTCAATATTTAGCAGATAATTTTATAACCTTAATGTAAATAACTGATGTTCATTAAGATTGATGTGGAAAAAACAACGCATACTCGAACTAGTAAACTAGGAGTAGAACATAATTATGAACGAAAGAAGAGTGTAGTTGTACTACGCTGTGATAACTGTGGGGAAGTCTTTAAACGCGATAAAGGAAAGATGGATCCTAATAGGCTCAACAACAATTTCTTTCATTGTTGTACTAACTGTAATCCTAAACGTTTTGCACAGAAAAAAGGAGCAGAACGTAAAATTATATGGGATAAGACTGTTTCTAGCCTAGATGATATTAGCAAACTATAAATATTTGCTCATGGAGGACACTAGAATGTTGTCATTATTAAAAAAATTATTTGGCGGTAAAAAAGAAGAAGTTGCTGTAGAAGCACCGTATAAAGTTGAAGCACCTGCTCCAACACCGGTTGCAGAACAAGCAACACAGGCTGTAGTAGAAAGTATCGCTCCAGCCAAAAAGAAAGCACCTGCTAAGAAACCTGCCGCAGGCGCTAAAAAACCACGTAAGCCAAGAGCACCTAAGAAGTAATCGCCTGTTTGTGTAGTGCAAACGAGGCTAGATTTTTAGCCTTGCTTTCGCACATAATATCAAACTGATCCCAAAAACTCAAAGCCCATTTGTTCACTGCTGTATTCCAGTAGAAGTTTGAATGTGCTCTGAGTTTTGCTTTTTTATGACCACTCTCCATTAGTGAAAGTAACGAGGGAGCGGTGTCTGTGGAATGGCTAGCAAGATGCTCTTCCCGTGAAACACTATAATGTATGACAGGACGCACACCGCGCCAACTATCGATAATCCTTTTAACACGGTCGTCAGATGCTTCAATATATTCTCCTGTATTAATCCAGTGATGATGTATGTCTAGCACCAAAGCGAGATCTTTGGCAAGTTCGAGACTTGCGTCGATTCCCCAGGTGATTTCGTCGTTTTCGATGGTGATGCAGTTTCTTGCTTCGGGGGTAAGTCTCTTGAGGGCACTTTTAATACCGGCTGGACCGGCTCTACCGGCAATGTGGACGTTGATCTTAAAGTCCTGATATCTTTTACCGTACCCCATCCATCTCGCCATATCCGCATGATATTCAAACTCCTCTATAGAACGCTGAACAATATCAGGGCTGTCAGATGCCAGCACAGTAAATTGACCAGGATGAAAACTGAGACGAACGTTGCGGGAGCGAGCAATATCTCCCACCTCTGCAAAATGTTTTTGGGCGTATGCTTGTACATCATGTTCACGCCAAAACCAGCACCAAGTAGGCTCAGTATACACAGGAAGAATGTCACTGCTAAGGCGTACCATACGAAGTTCGTCATCTAATTGACCCACCCTTTCTACTAGTAATTTAGTTGAATTAATGTTTTGTTCAAGTAAAGACCATAATTTTTCAACAGCCACATCTTTAGTCTGGCGATTAAGCCAAGCCACAGTGGTAGCGCCTGTGTTGTATTTTTTACAGTCATCTTTGGGTTTGATACCGTCCACTTGATCAGGGCGGTCAATCCATTTGCAGGCAAAGCCAATTCGTTTAGTCATGTCAGTATTGTAGCACAATTATTGCCAGTTGTCAACAATGATTGGATCTTGTACATCTTCAGGATTTGGTGTTCCATGAAACGCTATTACCGCACAGTCTAGATTGATATTTGGATTTCTAATAGTTTTAAAAACATTTTTCCCGTTTACACGAATCAATTCGTCTCGAGTTCTTATTTCCCATTTATAACTTTGTATCCATGTATCGGGAAAAAATTTGATATGATTCTTGTGTAAATGCCAAATCCAATCTTGATCTCCAGGAAACTGTCTAGTAGTCTGTTGATTGTTTTCTAAATTAGTCCAAATATCTGTATAGTGATTACTAGGCCATCTTAACACAGCACTGCCTAATTTTGGAGGTACCCGTCTAAACACTCTGCCCACATCTTCTAGACCAATAAACTCGCCTGGCAGATAAGAAACTAGTTTATCTATGTTGCCTACGATAACCATATCTAAATCAAAAAATAAATTTATATCGCCGTCGGGAAAATGTCCATGTTTAAAGATATAAGGTTTCCACCACCAGCCAGAAAATTGACCCTTGGGCAAGGGTATAATTTTTATTTCTGAATTTAAATGAGCGGGATTTTCTGTGAAACAATAAAAACGATGAGGCACAGTTAAGTGCCTCTGTATCATATTATACAATTTGTTTACATATTCCGGACCATATTTGGTACCGTGTTTTAAACAAATTACGTTAAGCATTATCCCTCATAGGTTGCAGAGTTGCCTGCATGTTCAAATACTTCTACTGATCGTAGTTTAACACCTTCTCCTACTGGATATCTGGCTTTAAAGACATTGCCATTAGGACAATAGTAGTCATTGCCTGTTTTAAAGATATGTAGTATAGTAGCCATTTCTTTATAAGCAAGTTCTGCAAATTTTTCACAACCTACTGCGGGAACAATTCGAATATCGCAAACACCGCCTTTGTCTTGCAAACCTAACTCAGCCATTTTTTCAAACATAGCCCGATGGGGATCGTCTTCGGCAATACAAAGGGTATGATCAAACATCCATTCTGACCATTCTTTAAATGCTTTGAGACCGCCAAAGTCCATAACCCAGTTACGGTCATCTAGTGTTTCTGATTCAAATATTAATTTGATACCAATTGAGTATCCGTGTAATAACGAGCAATGGCTATGGGTTGAACGCCATTGTCTAAAGCAACATGATAGACCCCTATCGTTGCCGTAAGTTTTTGTAGAAAGATATTTTGCCATCTCTAGTCTCCTTTAAAAAGTAGCAAGTTTGATGACATGCAGAGTATTTAAAGTGGGATGAACGCCTAAGACCACTATTGACACAGTTTACAGAATTTACTCTATTGTGTCAAGTGTTTTGAATTTAACATTTGCCAAATTCCAACTTTCTGGAAGTTGCCAATCTGCATAATTGTAAACTGTAAAGTACTTATCAGGAAAGCATTCAAAGACTTTAGAAATCTGATAGACCCAATATCTAGGATCGATAGCAGGCTTTGTACTAGCATCGTAATTGACTGTGTCTTTGTAAATGTTGTTTACATAGGCTGTATCACTGTATAAATCAAAACCAAAAAGATTTATATGTTGATCTAGCATAGCACCTAACAAAACAGCATAAGGTCCACTACCCCATTGAAATGGTTCATCAGGTCTAGTTGTTCCTTGGTAGGGAAGATTAGGTAGTAGGGTTACTGGCTTGTTTTTAAAAAAGTGTGACCAGTCTGTCCTAGTATAGATTGTACCTTGAAAGTCTGCGTCCAGTGCTTCTTGAACCATGCGTCTGTCAACGCAGACTAGATGATCCACATAGTAATCTCTGTGGATGGCGTTACAGCCTATTTTAATTTCTGTAAAGTTTTTTAGATTTAAATGTTTTCTTGATTGGCCGTTGCCAAAGACAGATATCATCTTCCGCCGATATAACCAAACGGTTCCCAAACGCCCGGTGTTCCGCTCATTACGCAGATCCATCCTACATAACTAGTTCTTACAGGATTAGTGTTCCAAACAAGGTCGCCTTTGTTCCAAGATTTTTCAGTTGGAGCACTGACACCGTGTGCAAATCGTTTTCCGTTAACAACCATAATTCCGTCAACACTAAATGCCGCATCTTCCTGCGGATTAGTAATATTAACGCTTAATTTTCCATAAACATTTACGTTTCTTGATGTGTTTTCTTTATTACCTACAGTGATGCCACCTAAGGAATCAACTTCAAAATTGTCGCCTATGCTAAATTTATCTGATTGTATACCCTTGCTTGATATAGTTAATGTACCACTTCCGTCGTTGACTGTTAGCAAATTATTAACAGTAACATTGTGATTTATTATACTAATGCTATTTGAAAGATTAATATCACCTTCTACATCTAAACTGGTTAGCGTACCTAATTTAGTTAAACTAGATTCTTTAACACTTGGGCCTAATGCTGTTCTTGATAAAACTATTTTACCATCGATCCAGTATTCTTTGTTTATACCTAAATCAATCGTTTCTGAAGAATATAAACGGTCTGGGTTTGGAGCAATGATCAGTTGACGAGTCATTCCCTCGCCCTTCCAAATCATACCCTTGCCAAAAATAGAAGTGTCTTTTGTTGCTAAAAATTCAAGCGGTGTAGTTCTTTCAATGCGGGTGTCAGAAACAATACTGTTAACTTCTAAACTTCCGTGTATTTTCACTACAGCATTTTTACTTTTTATATTTCCAAATTCAGTAGTATTGCCTAAGAATGTAACTCTTTTCGTATTGTCTGTAACAATGCTAAAACTTTCATTGCCCCAAGTACCAACAAATCCTGCACCATCTTCGTTTGCACCGAGCATCACTTCAACGTTGTTATCTACTGCACTAATTACAGCATTTGGTTCTTGAGTGTTTACACCTAATCGTCCAACAGCGTTAACAAACACTGTGTCCCCAAGATTAACTTCACCTGTAACACGCAATTCTTCTAATGGACCTACCGTACGCAAATTACTATCACGTACAGAATTTCCTAATCTTGTTTTTTCTAAAACATCAATACCTTCTATTTGATATTTTGCGCCTCTATACAGATCAATTGTTTCTGTGCTAAAAATTCTACGGGGATTTGATTTAAAAACAAATTGATAACTTACATCTGGGCTATCCCATTGTAGACCCTTGCCATCAAGATCGCTAAGTTGTCTTGAAGCAAATGCAATAGATTTTGTAAATGATTCTAGGCTTTGTTCAGAAATAACATTTTTAACTGTTAATGTATCTGCTTCTAATTTACCTTTAACACGTAAATTAGCAAATTCGCTAGTGCCTGCGGCTACAATTTTACCTGCACCTAGCACACCTTCTACATTAATATTACCTGATATTCTGTCAGCAGTTAATACTCCGATTTGTACGCCTCGATCGGAAACAATTAGTTGCTCTCTTGTAGCAGTATCGGTAATTCCCTTGCTGGAAATTCCGCCCGCAGATTTGATTGCATTACCTAGATCTTGAAGAATTTTATCGATGTTTGAGCTCATAGTGTAGTATTTATATAGATTTCAACATAGCATAAATATTGATAACAACGGGAAACGACCTAAATGCCAGCAGCCTTTTATGATTTTTTTAGAAAACTTCGCTTTAGACCTAGCGAAAGTACAACAACGATCCCTAATGCAATCATTGCGGACACTGAAATAGAAGCAGACAGTGTTACTGATACAGCAACATTTGTAGCAGGTCAAAATATTGCATTTACTGTAGAAGATAGCACAACAGGCGGTCCGGGTGGTACATTTTTTACTACAGATACAATTACAATTCATGGCCCAGATTATCAAACTTACGTACCTTTGGGCACTACAAAATTAAGATTAGAGCGTGACCTTGGCGCAGAATCTAGTGACATTGAACTAATTCCTGATCCCTTAAGTCCTATTCTTATTACAAGAACTGGCACAAACCAAATTACAATTGGATCAAATAGTCCTAGTTTACCCTTTAGCCAAGAGCAAATTGAAGATCTTTCTGCGGCATTACTAACCAACGGAACGCACACAGAATTAACAGTAACCTATCAGGATTCTGCTACACTGCCCTCTGTGTTTGCACAAGATGCAACCAGCGGCGCCGGTATTAATTCAGTGTTTAATATTTCTATTATTAACAATACCTATGTTGCCAGCGTCAATAATGGGGGTTCAGGATTTGCTCTAGGAAATACAGTAACCGTTTACGGAACACAATTTCCAGGAGGACTGAATCCTGCTAACAACGTTACAATTACAGTTGGTAGTGTTGATGGCTTTGGTGCTATCTTAACTATTAGCAGTGTTACTGGAACACCTATTGCATCCGATAACATTGATCTAGCAGTTACATCTACTTTAGAAAATGTAACAGGTCGCGGTGCAAGTTCTACTAACGCTATAACAATCTCAAATGCCACAGGATCCAGCAATACATCAACTGGCGCATTAAAAATTACAGCAGGCGGTCTAGCAGTATTTGAAAACGCTAACGTTGGCGGATACGTAAAAGCCACAACATTAGAAAGTACAGTGGCCACAGGCACAGCACCATTTACTGTAGCCAGTACAACCGCAGTGGCAAATTTACAAGCCGCTACGGCCAGCAAGTGGCATACAGCCAGAACAATTACACTTGCAGGAGATTTAAGTGGTAGTGTAAGTATTGATGGTAGTGGAGATGTTACATTAACAGCCACAGTTGAAACAGATAAAGTTGCATTAGGTACCGACACAACAGGCAACTATGTTGCTACAGCAGGTGTAAGTGGCAACGGACTTTCGGGATCTGCCAGTTCAGAAGGTGCTACATTTACAGTCAGCTCAAATGCTACCTCTGTTAACACAGGTGAAACCATTGTATTTAGAGATACTAATGGCGACTTTGCCGCACGTACTATTAGTCTACAATCTATTACTAAAACTGGAACAACAGGTACAGGCGACATTGGTCAAAGTGGAAATACATTTGGTACAATATATGCTACTAGTTTTAATGGTCCTGCTACACAGGTAACACTGACCGCCACTAATACAACCAATGCTTCACATTTTATTACATTTGTAGACACTGCTACAGGTAATGAAGATATTAAAACAGATACTAGTCTTACATATAATCCTAGTACAAATATTTTAACTGCGGGAACATTTAGTGGTATTATCAGTGGTAGCACAGTTTCAGCAAGTAGCACAGCAACCTTAGGTGCTTCAACAATTGAAGCAGTAAACGTAGTAGCCAGCGCATTAACTGGTGCAATTACTTTAGATGCAAAAACAAATTCAGTGCATTATTATACAGCCAATGCCAGCAACAATTGGACATTAAACTTCCGTGGTGATGGTTCTACAACAATGAATACGTTCTTAAGCACGGGCCAGGCAGTAACAGTTGTGCTATTAGCCACTCAAGGCGGCACTGCTTATTATCCAACTGCATTTACTATAGATGGAACGGCAGTTGGGGTAACTGTAGAATGGCTAGGCGGTTCGGCTCCTACAGGTGGTAATGCCAGCAGTGTTGACTCTTATAGTTTTACTATAGTTAAAACAGCGGCATCAACTTATACAGTATTTGCTAGCCAGGCTAGATTTGCGTAAGGATAGTTATGCCTTTAGTCAGTACATTAGGTAATGCAGGAATACAAGCATTTGGTAATCGAGGAATAATCACAGGTGGATCTGCTCTGTTTGATGCTACTGGTGATCGTCTAGCAATAACTTCCGCAGTTACTCCTTTTGCCTATGGTACAGGAAATTTTACCATAGAGATGTGGGCGTATCCTACAAGTTATTCAAACTATGGTATCTTATGGAGACAGGCAACTAATTTTTATCTCTATGTTTATCCCGGTACCGGTCAATTAGTTTTTTATTACGGACAGGGAAGTTATCCAATTACTACTAATGGTTTGACTCTTAATTCGTGGAATCATATAGCCGTAGTAAGAAACGGAAACTCTGCAAGAATATTTTTAAATGGAGTAGGCTATACTTCAGCATCGATGACAGCCACTATTGGAAATCCTGACACTCTACCTGTTATTGGACAGTGGGTATGGAATAATTCTAGTTATGGTTATCGAGGATACCTGACTAATTTTAGAATAACCAAACAGGCACTGTATACAGCGGATTTTGCTCCAAGTAGATTACCTTTTACTAGAACTAGCCAAGGATCTTCAACTACTACGCTGTTATTAAATGTGTTTTCATCCACAGCATTAAGTACAGATTCATCTGCAACGGCTAACACATTTGATAATAATGGAGTTACTTATAGTGCTCTAAGTCCATACACAGGTCCTTATGTAACTCCTCCTGCGGTAGTTGTTGTCAGCGCCGTTGTTACACCAAATGCAACAACTGTAAATGAAGGAACAACAATAACATTTACAGTGGCGGGCACAAACACAACCAATGGAACTTATTATTGGACTATTGAAGAAGGCGTTTCAGGCGTTGTTGCGGCTGCCGATTTTTCAGGTTCTACGTTAAGCGGATCATTTACGATCACTGGAAACAGTGGCAGTTTTAATATTACCCCAATAAAAGATCTATTAACAGAAGGAACTGAATCTTTTGTTGTATTTGTTAGACAGACCTCAACAACCGGAACAGTGATTGGTAACAGCGCAGAAATAACTATTACTGATATATCAATTACTCCAGCGTTTACAGTAACGCCAACATCGATCAACGAAGGAAGTTCTGGATCGTTTACTGTACAAAACGTTGGTCCAGACGGAACATATTATTGGACTATTTTAGATGGTACTACAGCGAGTGCGGATTTTTCAGCAACCAGCGGATCATTTACTGTTAGTGGTAGTACGGGCGGAATAGAAAATGGTTCGGGATCTTTCTCTGTAACAACAACTTCAGATCGGTCAACAGAAGGAAGTCAAACATTCCAGGTTCAAGTTCGCAGTGGTAGTGTTAGCGGAACTGTTATTATAACCAGTGCCAGCGTAACAATTAACGATACATCATTAACTCCAGCATTTACTACAACACCAGGAAGTATAAACGAAGGTAATGCTGGAACATTTATTGTAAACAATCTAGGTCCAGCCGGAACCTATTACTGGACTATACTTAACGGGACAACAACTAACGCAGACTTTAGTGCTGTTAGTGGAAGTTTTACAACATCAACTCTGAACGGAAGTGGATCATTTACAGTTACACCTGTGATTGATTACCTCACAGATGCTTCAGAAACCTTTCAAGTACAAATTAGAGAAACTTCAATCAGTGGTACAGTTTTAGTAACTAGTTCTAGTGTAACAGTT